ATGTGTGGACGCATAGCGCAGTATCGATACCCGGCTGATTACCTTGAAGCGCTCGGGCAGATGACGATCGATGGAGTAGATCCGACTCCGATCGGGCGGTACAACGTGCCGCCACAATCTCGGGTGCAGTTGCTGCACCGGGACCAAGATGGGTTGCGCATGGACGGCGTGCGCTGGGGATACGCCCCGTTCTGGGCGCAGGGGAAACGGCCGCCGGCGATCAATGCCAGGGTCGAGACAGCAGCGACGAGCAAGTTCTTCCGCGACATATGGAAAACCGGCCGGGCTATCGTGCCCGCAGACGGCTGGTTCGAATGGAAAAAGGACGAGGCTAAGCCGAAGCTCAAACAGCCCTATCTGATCAAGCTGGCCTCTGGCGAGCCGTGCTTCTTTGCTGCGATCGGGCAATTCCAGCGCGGCGGCATGGGTGAGCCGAGGGATGACGACGGGTTCGTGATCATCACAGCAAGCAGCGGCGCGGGCATGCTCGACATCCACGACCGCCGCCCGCTTGTACTGTCGCCGGAATGCGCAGCGCACTGGCTGGACCCGGAACTATCCCCCGAAGAGGCAGAGGAGATCGCGCTGGAGCACGGCCTTGGCGTAGACGAGTTCACCTGGTACCCAGTGCCAGCGGCCGTAGGCAATGTGCGGAACGAAGGGGCACACCTCATCGAGCGAATCAGCGACCCGGTGCTATAGCCATGTATGTATATGTTCGGATGATGCGCGATCATGGCCGCCCGATCGAACCGCGCAAGCGGCGAAGCACGCCTCCGATCTACGGGGATGTGCGCATCGAGACCAGCCGAAGCGAGGACCTCGGGCGCCAGGCCGAAATCGCGCGGCTTGTGCAGAGCAACCCGCTGGAGTCAAGCGTGATACCGCACCTGCTGGACGTAGCGCTCCATGGCATGAGTACCAATGGGTTCGTGCTGACTGGGTTCGAGATCATCGACGGCGTTGCCTACGCGCAGTCCTGGTGGTGCCTGGCCGAGGATGGATCAGCGGGCACCTAGAATCTGACGGGCCCACTCCTGCAGATAGGCCAGCTTCGCCTGGTCATCGATCATTCCTCGGCGGATATCCCAAACAGTGCGTCCAGCTGCTGCACTGAGTTCGACGCTGGCTGCATCGCCCACGCTGCCGGAGCCGGTGGCGGCGGACACGATGGCGTCATTACGGGCGAGGGTGACTTCGATCCGCAGGCGGCGACGCTCATCGTCAGCAGAGCTATACAGACGCTCGAGGCGATCGTTTTCGGTGAGTGCATGGGTCAGTTTCTCGGTTGATTGTTGGTCGGCCTTGGCCAGTCGCTGCTCGAGCGCGAGGCGCTCGGCCTGCTGCTTGAGGATCACCGCGGCATTGGCCTCGGCTACCTGTCGCAGGTACGCTTGGTGATCCGCGGCCTGCCTGGCGACCGCCGCCTGCGCCTGCGCGGCGTCAAACTGCGCCGATAGCACCCGCAGTTGCTGCCCGCCGGCCACAACGGCCAGAGCCAGCACCCACCAGGCCCAGCCGGGCACGAACTTCAGCCAGGCGGTCATCGCATCGCCTCACGCACGGCTGCGGCGAATCGAGCCGGCCAGCGCTCCGGATGGGGTTTGCCAGGGCGCCATGTGCGCTCATACAGCGCCCAACCGCCAGCGGCGTCGTGCTCGCCTGGCAGCGGCTTCGGATCGGTCCAGAGCAAAAGCCGGCCGAAGGCAAACGCCAACACATCATCACGCTCGAGCGCTGCCCATACGGCGGCAGGCTCCGACGCAACGCCGCGCGCGGCACACACTCGGCGTGCATGGTCCCGGCTGGACGGGTGATTCAGTACGCCACGCACGCCACCGCCCTGTTCGAACTGCAGCAGCCCGCGGGCCGACCCGGTCGGCCACTGGCGGCGCCGTTGCTCCGGATCTTCCTGCTGCGTGATAGCCAGCAGCATGATCTCAGCCTCTCGGCTCGACATCCGTGCAGGCAGCAGCGCGAGAGCGGGCGCTATGGCTCGCTCCCGTATTTCAGAGAGGGTCATGGGTAATCCTTGAGCGAAAAAAAGCCCCGACTGGCGGGGCTGTTAGGCGGCGGCAGGACTGCCTATGTAGGCACACCACTCGCCAAGCGTTCGCGGGCTCAGGCTGGCAGGCGCAGGCAATCCAAGCGCAGCGCCGCACCATTGGCTGCAGAATTGCGCGCCGGCCGTCTCGCGGTTGAGGTTAAATAGCTGGCTGCAGATGAGGCCGAGCCAGCCGTAGCGGTGATGGTCGGTTTCGTAAAAGTACGCCACGACCTGCGCCGTATCAGCCCATGGCAGCTCGAACACGTCCCATTTATCAGGATCCAGATCGATTGCCTTGCGGCGCACCCCACCATCCATGGCGCTAGACGAATAGCACAGGCCGTTGACGACCAGCTCGCAGTGACTGTACGGAGATTCCGTCCACCACTGGATGAATCGCGCCGTCAACCGCTCATCGTGCTTTCGCAACGCCAGACAGACGCTCACGCAAGCGCATCCTGCAGGCCTGTCGCCGGCGTAGACATGATGGCTTCAGCGATCTGCTTCAGCTCAGCAAGCACCTCAGGCGTTAGCGCGTAATCCAGCACAGGATCGCCGCCTGCCTTGATCTGATCATCATACCGCTGACGGCGGCCAGTGAGAAACGAACTCATCACCTTGAACTGCCGCGCCTTAATTAGCGTGCGGCGGATGTACTCCTCGCGATCGATGCCGCGCTCCGCTGCCGCACGGTCAATCCACGGCGTTGCGGCGCCGACAGGATATGCCACCCACGCGGACGCCTCCTCGTTCTGCGTCGGCCAGGTGTCCTTTTCCAGCTGCGGGTAATCCGCCGTGAGCGCCCTTGTTGCGGCTTCGTAGGCGGCACTATTGGCAGTGATGCGGGCTTCGAGCGTGGCCGCAGCCGCCTCTGCTGCGCGCTGTTCGGCGGTGATCATTCCGCTCCAGTCGATGTTCATGCGGACACCTCATCAGTTGGCAGCGGGATAGGGCCGTCCTCTGTCACGTGGATCGGCTCGGGGAAAGCCACGGCACGCGATGGGTTCGGGCCGTGCGGCAGGCGAAGGGTCAAATGCAGTTCGCCATTGAGACGAGAGACGGGGCCGATAATCCAGCCTGATGTAATTTTATCGGCTGGCAGCGTGCCGCCTTCGGGCAGTTGAGAGAAATCAAAGCGCTCGCCATTAAGGGTCAGCGTGTCGCCAACGCGGGAGGCTGACAAGGCTTCGTCACGGCGGCTTGGGGATAGTATTAACCGCATCAGTACCACCTTCCTATACCAAAAACCCGAACACTATTCGTTGACGTGGAGGTTGAGCGGAAAAACCAATTCGCCGGCTCTCCGTATAGGATGAACTGATAGTCAACTGTCGCGGAGGGGTATGGCCCCCCGCCTGCCGCTACTTCTCCAACGAATAATGCAGGCCAATCTCTAGTGAGCGATATATTCGCAGTGTAACCGCCTACATGAACGACCCTGCAAATCTGCGTCCCATCCGCAAACCGCACGTACCCCCCGTTGGCATTGCTGCCGCGCTCGATGATAGCGCCCGTGGGTACGCCGCCGGATTGGGAGACGGTGCCGAGGATGTTGCTGCGCTGGTAGAACTCAGGCCCTGGCGAGACTCCAGCCAAGTCTGCTTGCGTGGCGTAATGGCCCGGCAGCTGGCCGCCGAACCGCGTGGCGTCCGCCGCCGTCCCTCCCAGCGGCAGCGCATCCGCCACCTCGAACGCCGAAAGTACATGCACGAGCAGGACAGACCCGGCAACGATGCCGCTTCCGCTCGCCAGCACGACGGTCGTGCCGTTCGTTGCGGTGTAGTGCGCCGGCGCAAGCGAAGCCCCGTCAAGAAACACGACCACGGCGCCGGGCGTGTAGCCGCCCGGGATCGTGAAAGATGTCTGGCCGGCTGATGTGGCGGTGACGGTGACCAGCGAGAAGAAGGAAGACGCAGCATCACCGCCGAGTTGCTTAATCGTGTTGTCGCTGTGTTTGGTGAACAGCTTGGCGTCAGCGGTATTGACCGCCAGCTCGCCAATTTCGAGGTCGGCCGCCAGAGGCACTTTGCCAGGGACGGTCGACTTCTTTGTGAGTACGCGCGCCATATTGATGGGCTCCGATGAGGATTAGAACGTGCCGCCGTCGACCAACTCGACAGCCAGGGTGACGAAGCCATTGCTGGGGTCTTTGGTCATTGCCATTGAGGCGTTCATGCGAAGCACGCCGTCTGTGCCATCGGTTCCCCACAGGTAACCGGAAGTCCCGCCAGCCACTACGGCGACTTTTTCGTCAGAAGTCCCTTCTGGAATGTTCAGCGCTGTCTTGAATGCGTTGAAGGTGAGCTTCTTCTCCTTCTGCCCGGCCACCTCGCTGGCGTCGTGAATGATAAGAAGGTCTGTTGCGCCATCGATCGCTGCCAGAGTGGTGAGGTCGTCGATTGCCGGAACGACTGGCAGCTTCGTTGTGGCGTCGGTCGCGACGTGCAGAGTTCCGCGGTCAGTTGTGACCATCGGCTCGCCGGCCAGCATCCCGGAGGTGGGCAGGTTGGCCTTGATGCCGCGTTTCAGCTGAAGACGTGTTGCCATGAGTGTGATTCCTTAATTGAAGGTGCCGCCGTCGATGGTTTGCAGGTCGAGGTTGGCGCGCGCCTCGGCCTTAGCTTGTTCGGTCGTGAGTTCGGAGAACCGGTTGGCTACCTGGAAGAAGTCGCCCGTTGCGGAGTTGACGCCGGGCGGTCCCTGATCTCCCGCCATGACGACGACCGTCTCGGCGTCCGGCTCAAGGCCGACGGCGTATTCGACGCCGGGATCAATGACCAGTACCTCAGGGTCACCGCAGATTGCTACGGTGCTCATACGGTCACCTCACGGCTGACGCTGACGGCTCCTTGCAGGTAGCGCTGAACGGTGCCATCTGGGTATTGGACTTCAAGGTCATAGACGGCCTCGGTCCACGCCAGCGCGGCGGTTTGGGTGGCGCTCAGGGTGCGAGTGATCGTGCCCGGGCCGGAGATGGCCAGGCCGCCATTCTCCGTAGTCAGCTCGAGCAACACTGCGCCGCCGATTTGCTCGCGAATCTGCATGCGGGCGGTTGCGCCGGTCAGGTCTACCGGTGGCTTGTAGATCAGTTGGCCGCCGCTCGGATTGAGGCCAAACGCCGAAAGTGCGTTGATCTCCAGAGTGGATTCATCCACAACCGTGACGCGGTGCGGTCGCTCGCGCATCGAGCGGTTCACGCCATGCATGCCGTTTACGCCATGGACCCAGGCCAGCCAGCTGCCCGGCAAGCCGTGGTCTACGGTGAGGCGCAATGGCGATCCCCCGAGCGCGGTGATCGGCCGGTATTCGTAGCGCGGCTGCATAAGGCGCAGGGTGTCGCGCAGGGTCGAGCCCTGCACGATGTGCAGATCGAGTTTTGCTGGCTGCATGGTTGCTCCGGGCAAAAGAAAGCCCGCGCGTGGCGGGCTGTTGTGCTCATGTGTGCGCTACGTCAGCGCCTACTAGTCGAAGTGGATTGGCTTGGCCGCCAGTTCGTAACGCAGCCAGTTTACTTCCTGCTCGACGCCGCCGAACGCAGACAAGTTGATCCATGCCCTTGTATCTGCAGGGATGACCAGGGAAACAACGCTGTTGTCTGTGCCTTCCTGCGTTGCAGTGATGCCCAGCCTATCCAGCCCTTCAGCGATGAGCGCAACCATGCCGCCTGCTACCCAGAACGACGCAGGATCTAGCTTTACCGTCCACGGGTGGTCGCTCCAATTGGAGAGCACGAGAGGGATCGGCGCATGTTCAAGCACGTCGTCAAGCTCTCCCTGAACCAGCGGAGGAAGGGCTATTGTCGTAACGAAGCCAGCGGTCTCTCCGGAGCCAACTCGCGCCGCGCATGCTTTGTCGGTTGGAGCCAATGTCAGCGTTGATGTTGGCGCAACGGTGGTTCCCCAATCGAACAGCGGCATTACAGTACGAGCCCAGCGAAGCACGGCAAGCCCTTCCGTATAAGCTCGCCATTCGCAGGCTATCCCACTCGTTGTTAGCTGTGTCAGGCGCTGGCCTATTACTTGCGGGGCAGTGGATGGGTTGCCGAAGAACGTGCGCTCCGGGTTGCTTGTGATCATCTCAACGATAGCCGCGCCAGCTCCGCCGCCCGACATAGCCTCTAGCGTTTCAGCCGTGATCGAGCAATAGATGACGCTGCCTTCTAGCCAGTCATTGTCGGTCGTGCCTTCTCGTGCGCGCGTCAGGGTTGCAACGCCAGCTGCAACGACTGCGTCGACAATCTCCCAGCTGGTTGCTGCTGTTGCAGAGTTGGCAAGCGTCAGTCGATATTCACCATCTGGTAGGTCGAGCGGGCACGACGTAGCGCCCTGCTCCAGGGTGATCTCCCGGAGCCAGTTGTTTACGTAGTTCATTGATTACACCCAGGTAAAGAAGCCGCCGCCGAGGCGCGCGCGCTCTGTTTGGCCGGTAACGGGGTTGTAGGCGCCGGCCGCAAAACCGGCGTGGTAGTCCCATAGCGCTTGGCTGAAATTTGAAGCGAACCGGTCATGACCGGGAATCAGATTTCCGGTTGCCGTGTCTCCAGCGTCGACTCCTGACGGAGTGATGGCCGGGCCTGCGACGTACTCAAACTGATCGTTGCCCCTGCAGCGCGCCATGGCTGAAATTACCTTGTTGCTGGATTGCATTCCGGCAAACCAGGTAAGTTCATAGCCATCGCTGCCATATGACGCAGCCGCTGCTTTGCGCGGCGCTCCGTCGTGGCGAGGGCCGACGGTGCCGCTCAACACCTCGCCATGAATGGATGGAGAGCCTGCAACCGGAGCGTTCGTCTCGACGGTGGAATAGGTCGTAGACGAAAATCGCAGCGAATACGTTGTGACGTTCGGGGTCTGGTCCTCCGTGAAGGCTGCGGTGAACCATGGCAGGAAGCTGCCATTTCCGATCTTGACCAGCGCGGTGTACTGGTAGTCACGCACGTACGGGCTCCACCACTGCTCCATGTCGCCTCTCGAAACAGGTTCCTGAGCGCTGAGCGTCAGGCTTGTGGAGATGCGAATGGTGACAAGCTGCGGCGTTCCGTCCGCTGCGTACCAGCCTCCAATCACGCGATCCTTTGAAGCCGTAGCCGTCGACGTGCCGTGGCCATAATCGATCGCATACTTGTACGGGCCGTCTCCGGTGCTCGTGGTAAGCGGCTCATAGGGCGGGGTTGGCGGTTCACCCTCACCAGAATACTTGGACCAGCTACCCGCCGACCCGACAAGCCACAGCGTCGCCTGGCTCAACGGCCCGCCATCCTGGCCGCTTACGTTGGTTCCCACCATGCAGCTCGTATGCCCAGCGAGCACGTTTACCGTCATGGATGTGAAGTCAGCCGAGAATACGGCCTCGACAATCGCGCCAATGCCCTCATCGGCATCCTGATCCACGCGAATCTGATAGGGATAGGAGGTGTAGCTCCGGGTGAATCTCATACCGAACATCCAGCGGCGCCCGTCTGGCGTTGCGTCCAGCAGGAACGCTTCGCCGTATTGGCTGGGCAGCTGTTGAAGCGGCGCAACCGGCGCCCGCACATCTAGGAAGCGCGGCCCGGCCTGCAGGCTTATCACCGAGCGAACCTCTACGCCTAGAGCGGTGCCAAGGTTCACGGCTGACATGGAGATGCTGGCCAGTTCGCTCCCGATCCGAACGCGACGATTGCCCAGGTTTAACCCCCAAGCGTTAAAGACGCTGCCGCTTCCTGTTCCGCTGGCGATGTACTTGTTCCACAGCCTTGCCTCTGGGTCGTCCGGCTGTATTGTTGGCTCTGGCAGGCCAAGGTCGACTAGATAGGTGTTCGTCGGAGTCGGGCCAGCAAACATGCTCGAGTAGATCTTGCGACCACTTGCCAACTCGATATAGCGGGCGCCGGAGACGGGTGTGACGTAAAGCCCGTGCCACGGCATGCCGAATGTGACCAGCTCCTCGCCGGCTACAAAATCAGGAATTGACATCCTGGAACTCCAGAACGACAGGCTCGCCGTTAGCATCGGTCATCGTGACCTTCTTGGCTGCGCGGACCTCGAAGAAAACCGCGCCGTCAGTAGAGGCACGAAGGATCGAAGGATGAAACTCACGGGTTCCGGCCGTTTCGATCAGTGGGCTGGCGATCCCGCCGCCAGTTGCGCCACCGCTCGCAGGGCCGGAAGACGTGCCAGTCCCGCGCTGCGCTGGCAGTGCGCCGACCTGATCGACACGCGGCAGCGATCTGGCCTGCCGCTGCGGCGCAGTGAGAGACCGGATGTCTTCAGCCACACTTTTGCCAGTGCGGCGCTCGATCATTGCCGCCCCGCCAGCACGCCGGCTCGCCTCCATCGCAGCACCACTTTCCCGCCGACTGGCTTCCATGGCCGCACCAGAGGCGCGGCGCCGTTCCTCATTGGTCATGGTCATAGCTCCAGCAAGTCGTTGGGGATTCCGACGCGATACAGCGCTTCGGTAGTGCCGGTTCGCTCGTCGCGGTATTCCGCGCCAATCTCGCGCGACTCGATCAGGAACCGGCGCGGATATATCTCGGCCGGCATGTTGTCGTTGGCGTCGTAGTTGCCCGAGTAGCCCAGCCGGTCCTCGTCATATGGGCCAATAGCAAAGCCCGTGTACGGGTCGACCTGCCGCCCGCCGAGCTGGGTACCAAGCAACAGCTGAATCGACGAGGTGAACGGCGGCAGGCTGGTGTCAGGGCTGGCCGGCACGGCGAGCGGGTCACTGACGCCGCCACCGCGCATGACGGCGATGCTGAGCGAGGTGATCGCCTCGCCGCTGCCAAGATCGAACTGATGCACGATGCGCCTGCACTTGCCTCTGGCGTGAGCGCCCTGATCGTTGAGCTCTAGCGTGTGCGAGAGGTCGATACCCATAGCCATGCTCGACGGCACTTCCCAGGTGAGCGTCGTTTCTCGATGGGCACCGATGATCTGCACCTGGCCAATGCGCAGTGCGGTTGCTAGAGCATTGCCGCGCCGACTTTCGTCCGAAAGATCCTGGCTGCCGGTGCCGCCGTCGCGGATTGGATCACTGCCCCAGCTTTCGGCGATGTCGCGCTCTACAGGCAGCGTGTAGCCGGCGCGCTGAACGATACTGGACTGTTCGGCCTCGCCCGCTGCCGTCGCAAGGACCAGCTTGTAGCTCTCGGTTACCGTCTGCACCCAGCGGCGGGCGCCAGTGAACTGAGCAGACAGCCAGAGGTTGTCGAAGGTGTTGACCCAGCCGTTGCCGTCGCCGCATGGGTTGGCCATCGACAGGGGCAGCTTGTAGCCGCCGACGCCGCCGAGCAGCTGTTGCCCACTCCCTGACACTGAATCGGCAATCATCTCGGTGCTTGGCAGATCGGTTGACCATGTCCGCCAGTTACAAAACCCGCTGATGCCGCCGCCCGCGTTGACGTGAGTCCAGGTGTAGGGCTCGTTGAGCTGCCACAGCCGCTGATAGCGATAGCTGAATTCGATCTCAACCCGGTTCGTGGCTGCGTCAAGGTCCGACTGCTGCAGCTCGATCCGCTGATAGAACGTAGTGCCAGGACCGAACACAAAGTTCGGCGATCCGGCATACCAGCTGCTGACGCGGAGCACGCCATTGGCTGAGCAATCAAGGCTTACGGGGCGAGTACTCAGCCGCTCCTGCGCGTAGTCCCAATGGCTGCGACCCTCGACCGGCTCGAACAAGTCTTCCGACCAAGACCCACCGACCAGCGCATTGATAGCTTCAATGCTCATGCCCTCGACACGCTGCTGCAGCTGGTCCGAGCATTCGCAGCTCAGCACCCGATTGACAGGGTTCCAATCGGCGCGGCTGATCTGTCCGGTATAGCTGCGCGCCTCGGTCGTCTCGCCCTGCCTGGTGCTGATGTAGTCGATGGTGACCGTCTGACCTTTCCAGTCAGGCGGCACGACAGGCGTGCCCGGCGCGATATAGAGGTCGAACCCAGCGATGCCGGCAGCACCCTCCTCCCGGTCAACCGTGACCGTGCCAGTCAGCTGAGCCGTGAGGTCCACACCGCCAACCAGCACGCGCAGCGCCCATACGAACGACTGCCCGCGAACGATGTACTCCGGCTCGGCAGACGATCCAGCTACGCCATTCAGCGGCACGGCGTTGAGTGGCGAGGCGTTGAGCATTTAGGTTTCTTCCCAGGTGATGGACCAGGTGTGCGCTGACGACTGCGACTTCGCCGGTTTGGTGGCAAATACCGAGTACACGGGCAACCAGGACACTTGGTAATCGGTAGCACCTGCCACGGCGGTGACGGTCACCACTCCCTCGTTGGTTACGCACGGGGTGCGCACCCAGCGCCCTCCCAAGAAGGCGTGCGCCCACGGCGCCAGGTCCGGCCGTGGCGTGCTGGTGAGCGTGAACGTCGGGCCAGGCCCGACGATGTTGCTTACCTGCATGCTGCGCAGCTCGAGCGGCTGGCTGAAGTCCAAACCATCCAGCCCGGGTGGCATGAGGCCCGTGCCGGTGATGGTTCCTGCCGTTTTCTGCCAATGCTGCATCTTGGATGCCGCGCCATCGCTCATCCGGAGCACTGTGCTGCCGCCGATGGCCTCTTCACTTTGTTCCGGCGCACCCGCGTGCGCCACGATCGGCACGCCGCCGAGCATGATGGTCAATGACATGGATGCCCCGTTATCGGTGAGTGCGGCCAAACTTCCGCGCCGCGGCGCGTAGCGGGTCGACCTGGTTGGCAGGTGCGTACAACTGGTAGGTGTCGCCCCCTAGCTTGAAGTCGATAACCCCAAGCCTTGGCATGTGCGGCTCCATGCTCGCTACCTGACCGATCAGACCGCCCTCGGCAAAGCGCGGAATGGACGGCGGAACGATGCCCTGGTTGATCATGTTCAGGAATGGCACGCCCAGCTTGCGCACCGCAGCGGCATTGACCATGTACTCGCCGTTCGAGCCATACATGAGAATGCTGTCGCTGGTACCGGTGCCAGGCCCGCGGATATAGCCACCCGTCGCATAGCCCGCCGGCTCCGGGCCAGGGTCTTGCAAGGTGTAGGGCTGGCTGAAGTCGTACTGTGCACCGACCTGCACGATGATCTCGCGCTTGGCTAAAGCATCGAGCGCCGATTGAACCTGCGCCAGAGCAGCGTCATCCATCTTGACGCTGACCGGCATGTCCTGCAGCTCGGCAGCCGCTGACTTGAGGCTCAGCATTTCCTGCTTGATGTCGGCGATCTTCTGCTCGGCACGGCTCTGCTCGATGTCATTGGCGGCGAGCTCAATGTCGCGCAGCTCGCCAATGAAACCTTCGAAGCCGTAGGTGTTGGCGCCTGCTGCACGCAGTTCCTCAAGCATCTTGAGAGCCGCCTGCGCCTGCGCTTGCGCGCCTTCGATGTCACCAGCGCGCAACGCTTCACGCGCTCCGACCTTTAGCGTTTGTGCAGCACCGTACGACGCCTCACCGCCAGCGCTCATGCCAGCAATGGCTTCCTGGTATCGCTTTTCGATATCAAGGCGTTTGCTGCGAACCTTCTCAAGTTCGCTGTTGGCCTTCTTCTCAGCGGCTACCAGTGCCTTGGCGGCAGCCTCCGATGATTTCACCAGGCGATCCTGCTGGGATTTGAGTTCGGCGATGTAGGTGTTGCGGGAACTGATTTCCTTTTCGCGCTCCGCTTCCGCCTGAGCCGCTGCGGCAGCGGCGGCGGCACTCAGCTCAGCGCTCATGCCTGTCTGCTGTTCAACAATCGCGGCGCGGAAAGCTACCAGGGCTTCGCGCTTGGCTTTCAGTTCGTCCTCACTGAACCACATGCCGGCTAACGTCGTGTTCAAACCAGTGCCGGACAAGCTGCGGTCGATATCAGCAATTTGCTGGTCGACCTTGTCCAGCTCAGTGACCATACCTGCGGCGTTTGCTGCAACGAAAGCAATGCGCTGCCCGAGGTCAACAAACTCGGAGGCGCCATCAACTGCTGAGCCGGCCAGGGTGGCCAGCGCAGACGCAAGTTTGACCAGGTTGTCGACAACCACAGGATCGCCGAGTGTATCGCCGAGGCTGTTGATCGCTTCAATCAGTGGCTCCACATCAGCCTTGCCGATCGCTTCATTCCAACGATCAGACAGGGCGGTCATGGCGCCGCCGACAGTTTCTGGCAGGCTTTCGGCCTCTGCGCGCAGCACGCCGAGTTGCTCGACCAGGGCAGTGGTCACCACGTCGGCGGTAAGCAAACCCTGCGACGCCATCTCCTTCAGCGAGCCGATCGGGACGTTCAACGAATCGGCGAGCGCCTGCATGAGCCGGGGCGCCTGCTCCGCGACAGAGTTGAACTCTTCCCCACGTAGCGCACCAGCGCCCAGTGCCTGCGCAAATTGAATGACGCCGTTCTCGGCTTCCTGCGCGCTTGCACCGGAGACGCGGAACGATGTTGCGACAGCCTCGGTGACCGCCAGAATGTCCTTCTGGCTTCGCCCGGCCTCTTGCAACGGACGGCTGATGCGCTGGTAAAGGGTTGCAAGGGACTCAAGAGGCGCCTGTGTTGCAGTGGCGATGCGTCGCAGTTCGGACTGTGCGGTGTTGAACTCTTCCTGAGAGCTGGTCGCTAGCTTCAGACGAGCATTCATCAGGTTGTAGCTATCGGCGGCGTTTGCAATGCCGCGTACAGCACCGGTCAACGCCGACACCGAGAACACGCCGATCAGCGCTTTCCCGGCGGTACCCAGTTGCTTGTTCAATGAGGAAATGTCCCCATTGATCTCGCTGAACATCCTCCTCGTATCGTTCTTGCCGTCGATGACCAGCTGAGTCTTGACCTTGGACATCTAGGAGAACTCCTCGAGCAAGCGTTTGAAAACCTTGGGCTTCGCATTGGCGGCGCGTGCAGCGATCAACGCCGAACGGGTTGCGCTTCGCTCTTCCTGATCGATGGCAGCCAGAAACGTTTCGATCTGCCGGAGGCTGTAGTCCGGCACGTCCGCCATTGCATGGCCGGCGCCGATCAGCCTTTGGACGACAACTCCCCACTCAGCGCCCTTACCATTGCCGGCAGGGCTTCGCCGAAAAAACTGGAGTTGACCCGCACCACCTCGACCATCAGTTGTACCGAGACGGTTGCCGGTATGAACCACAGTTGCCAGCGCTTGAGGCTGGTGGTCACGAGCAGCACCCGGCGCAGTTCGCGGCTGTGCGTGGCGGCGTAGCGGTTGATTTGCTGCACGCTGGCCTGGCTGAACAGCTCGACCAGTGCGCCAGCCGATTTGCCATAGCGCTCGAAGTGCCGAAGCTTCACCGGCAGGATCTGCACGTCACGGCCCATCACCTCAACAGTGACCGGCTCAGGAAACAGGATTTGCAGGTCTGACATGACTTTTCCTTGGGCAATAAAAAACCCGCCGAAGCGGGCTCGTGGACACACGTATCTATTTGGAGCAGAGCCTTGACCAGGCTTCCTCAAACTCAGCTCCAGGCATTTCTCCTTCGACAACGGAAACCCCGCCACCCGAAGCTATATAACGCTTGAAACCGTTATAGGCGCCGAACCCATTCTTGGCGTTGACCTCTCCACACGGAACGCCCGATTTACCAACGAACTGATTCCGGAACTTCGCCGAATCCGCGTCTTTCAACCTCGACTCGACAGACCGCTGCCCGACCCGAATGACGACATACTCGCTAGGCGGAGCTGGGCTTGCCTTTGCCGGCTGTATAGGCCTTTCTCCATCTCGCGTGACAAGCAGCACTGCGCCAGCAGTTACCGCAGCGATCAACACTGAGGCGCCGAACAATTGGCTTCGTGTAAACGCAGCGAGTACCCGCCAGCTTGTTCCAGCAACTTTTCTTGCCGGCCTCACGGCAGCGTCGACTTTTCGCTTCCGCTCGGCTCGCTCAGCTTCCTGATAGAGCAATTCAGCCTTCTTGGCTCGGGCAATGAGCGCCTTCTCGTAAAACGCGCCACACTGAGGGCACTTGGCTGGCTGCCCAAACTCCGGCTCTGCGGCGACGTGACTGCAAGCAGGGCATTGCATAAGGTTCCCTCCCAATTGACGGGAGGGAATCTACCACAGCGAATTAAGCCACCGCCGTGTTCTGCACTTCCCACTGCCACATGGCGGCTTCGTCGGCATCCATGATGTTCGGGTCCGCCAGCAGCTTGATCTGCACGGGGATGGTGCCGAACTCTGCCCCCTGGTTCAGTGGCACACCGCCGTTGAGAGCGATCTTGCAGTAGAAGCACTGGATGCGGCGCTTCTCGCCGTTGCCGCCTTCGTTGGTCTGGCCGGTCATCACGCGGTAGAACTTCTGGCCGGTGGTGAACGGCTTGATGACATCCACGGTCGGGTAGCTGTAGTCCACCAGGATCGGCAGGCTGCGCAGCTCACCTTCCGGCGGAGTGGTGGCGGCGATGGCGGCGGCCAGCGGACCGCCCGGCAGAATGCGAATGCCATAGGGGCCGACCGCGTAGTCCACGTTGCGGGCATAGGTGGTCGCCCCGTCCTCGCTGGTCACCGCAGTGACTTCAAGCGGGATGTTCGCCAGCATGATGGCGCGATCGATATAGGCAGCATGTTCCTCACCCGCTACCGAGCCGCTCGGCACCTGGGTGACCGAACCGTACATGGCAATAGCGGCGGCGCGAGGGCTGAAGGAGACCGCCTCGCCGGTCAGGTTGATTTCGCTGGTGGAGGTGACATTGTCCAGCGGCGGCAAGCCGATACGGGTCGGGTCGGGGATGGTGATTTCCGAGGTGGTTGGCTCAGCGGTAACGTTCTGGAGTTTGAACACTTCCTCGAAGTTCCAGTTCGGCCACGCGGAGACGAAGATCGGGCCGCGGAACAGCTGGGTGTAGTTCATCAGACTCATGGGTTTCTCCTGGCCTGCGGCCGTCAGTTGTAGCTCTCGACGTACAGCACGCCGATGGTGAGGGTAATGCTATGGGTGGTTTCGCCAGCGCTGGCGAATCGAAATTCAGCCTGGTCGTCTTCTTCCAGTAGGCCGGGGAATTTGCGTTCTGGCTGGTCCTGGCCAAAGCCGAGAGCCCGAAGGATGTCGACGTGCACGGCCGAAAGCGCCGCCTCATCCGCACTTTTGGAGAACTGGACTTCGATCTCATAGGTGCGCACCCGCGTCGCTTGCACTCCAGCCGCGCTGGTCTTGGCGTCGTGCTGCGGGCGGATTAGCGCGAGTGGCAGCGGCGCCTTGTCTGTAGGTTTTTCCGTCGGGCCGTAAACGCGCTGGAGTTCGGTGTGGAAGCCGTTGGCGGGCTTGATCTGTTCAAGCCGGGAGCGCAGGCCCTGGCTGATATCGCTGGCCTTGGTCATCGCGCCCCCTTTGCAATCTCTCGCCTGATCCGCTTCTCGAATTCCTGTTGCAGGAAGATGTTCGTCCAGCGGATCGTTTGGCCATCGGTGAGTTGCTTGAACCAGTACGCCACCGATGGGCCAAGCGCTGGAGACAAGAAGCCTTTCGCCGCACCACGCACCTTGATGCGCGTGCTCCAAGGCATTCGGCTGAAGCTCGACGGGTTAACGAAGCCTGCCGCGACCTTGTGCCCTTTCGGACCCTTGACCCAGATCCGCGCTCGCGTTTCGCTGATCTTGCTGTAGCCCCAGCCGAGATACCGCGTTACCGGCACACCGGAGCTGGACGGGATGATTCGGGCGTTGGTAAGCCGGCCACGCGCACGCTTCACGCGCAGTGCACGGCGGCTGTAAACCGGCATCAGTGAGCCGCGCAGAGGGTTCACATAACGAACTGTGCGCGCCTTTGTTGCAGTAGTGTTCAGCGCACCGCGCAGCACCGGATCAACCTGCCGACTGACCGCCGCAAGCCGTGCGCGCGCCATCTCCAAGCCGGTAATCTTGACCGAAACCTGCATCAGACCTTCTCCAGCCAAAGCCCACGCACGACGCCGTCGTCCGACTCGTCGGCATAGGCGATCACGTTGTACAGCGTGCCACCAACCACCAGTTGGTCATCAGGTTGCGGGCGACCGACCTCGATCAGCGCCACCTCGGCGCGGGTTCGGTAGTCGGTGGTCTGGCCCAGTTCATCGCGATAGGGCGCCTCATGCGTCAGGTGCACGCGACAGGGACTTGGAACGCCCTCGAGTGGCCTGTACTCACCCGGGGTACCGGCCAGCTCGCTGCAGGTGATGACGACCTCGGCGCGCTGGCCCGTGAAGTCCCGGACGTCATCGATGAGCAACAACCTGTCGGCAGTGCGCACGTAGCGGCCGGCGCGCAGGTCCTCGTGCCACCAGGCTCTGACGGTGACCTTGGCCGGCGCACGCAGCCCGGTGGCCGCTGGCGGCTCGGCGCTCTCCTTCGAGCGAATGCCGACCCAGAGCCAGTCGAGAACGCCCGGGCGCAGCTGGCCGTCCAGCTCGACCAGATCGGCTGGGGTATTGAGATTGCCAGAGCGCATTCAGACCCCCAGGTTGATACGGTACGGATACAGCAGGTTCTGCCAGGTGGGCATGCGCGTGTAGATGGTGCCCACCACTCCCGCCTCGCGGTTGGCATAGAGCTCGGCGGCGCCGATGAGGATCGCCGCGCGAACGCTGGCAGGCACCGCGGCATAAACAGGTTCGCCGACCTCTGGCTGCACGTCAGCGAGCCAGGGAATCGGACGGTTGAGAAACTGGCTGGCCTGCTCGATTGCGGCATCCAGCTTGAGTTGCAGATCAGCATCCTCACGCCCGTGCCGAATCCGCAGGTGGAGCTTGAGGTCATCGAGGGTTGGCGCGGGCATGGGATACTTCCTTGGTTACTTAGCCGCCTTTCCGGCGGGGGCCTTGTCGGCAGCGGCTTGGTCAGCGGCAGCCTTGTCGGCAGCAGCCTTCTCAGCAGCGGCTTGGTCAGCAGCGGCCTTGTCAGCGGCAGCCTTCTCAGCAGCGGCTTGGTCAGCAGCGGCCTTGTCAGCGGCAGCCTTCTCAGCAGCGGCTTGGTCAGCGGCAGCCTTGTCGGCAGCGGCCTTCTCAGCAGCGGCTTGGTCAGCGGCAGCCTTGTCAGCAGCAGCCTTGTCGGCCTTCGCATCGATGACCTCGGCATAGTCCTTCTTGACCAACTGCTTGCCGTGCACGTCGGTGGTATCGAAGGTTTTACCGGGGTCCACGACAGCACCGCCGATATACAGCGGTTTGAGTGCTTTGAGCTTCATGGGGCGTTCTCCATGGCTGCCGCCTTTCGACGACAGCCATCAGTAGACGGTTCGCCCAGCCTTACGGGGCCGGAACGGTGAAGGTGCCGAAGATGAACGCCTCTGGCCGCTTGACGGCGAGCGCGAGGCGCTCCTCGCAGCGGATCGAGATCATGTTCTTCTCGAAGTCGTCGGCGTTCTCGGTGGAGATCACCACGTTGGCGTCCTCGCGATCGAAGATCTGCGCGCCGGTCTGGAAAGCGCCGGTGAGGAACTTGCCCTGGAAGGCGGCGATTTCGGTCGATACCACCGGCAGGCCCCACAGCGTCGGGCCAACCACGCCCAACGGGTTGCCGATGATGTAACGGCCCAGGCTGTCCTTGGTCAGCTCGATCTTCGCCCAGTCGGTGAAGTGCAGCACATGCCCGCTGGCCGGCAGGCGCGCCAGCTGAGCCTGCAGCATCGCCAAGCGCAGCTCATCGATCTGGGTCATGTCGGCCGGTGCGAACGCAGCGGAGAACGCGCTGGCCTGCGGCACGATGCCGTCCAGGTGTGCACCGGTACCGTCACCGAACAGAATCTCTTGTTCTTCGACGTACTTCAGGCCGTAGCGCATTTCCGCATCTACGGTGGACTGGAGCTGCGCGAAGTCGTCGAGGATCTGCTTGGACGCCTTGAACATGTGCGCGATGGTCGTAACCGGCGTGATCTTGGTGTCGAAGCTGATGTTGCTGTACGGCTTGGCAGTGTTCTCCGCCACCACGGCAGCGGCATTGGTGAAGCCGGTCTGCTGCACCCAGAAGATCGCAGGCGAGGTGGTGCGCCCGGTCGCGATGAGGTCGCGTATGAACAGGCGCTGCTTTGGCATGATGTCGATGCCCGGCAGGCGCTGCGGCTCGACCACGCCTTCGGCCACGTCGACGCTGAGCAGCGCGGCGTTCACCGGCACGCTGATGCGGCGGTTGCCCTGGACGCTCTTGGCGAATTCCTTGAGCGCCTCGCTCTTGATGACTTCGGCGCCTACGGTGGTCCGCTGCGACGCCGAGGCCTGCGCAGGAATGCGTGCGAACTCCTGTTCCAGCTCGCCGAGCTGGGCCTTGAGTTGTTTCTCGGCATCGGTCAGCGAGTTGAACTTGAGCGCCAGCTCGTCAACCGTCGCCTTGGTTTCGGCAGACAGGTTGCCAGCCTTCTTGGCTTCATCGAGAGCCGACTCGGCTTTCTTGCTGAAATCGCTGGAGGCACGCTCCAGCTCGGCGCTGACTTTTTTCAGGAGTTCAGCAGTAGAGGAATCAGTCATGGTTTTCTCCGTTTACTGGGTAGCGGCTGCCGTGAAACGCGCCAGGGCGCGCTGCAAGTCGGCGATGGGTTCGGCCAGGTCGGCCGGGGTGTCGGCAGCGTCACGCGTACCGTGGCTGGCAGCGCTGGGCGTACCGGCCTTGAGTTGTTGCAGCAGCGACCGGCGCTCACTGCGCGGCATGCCCTGCTTGGCGAGAATCACGTCGAGCTTGTGCGCGGCGAACTGGCTGCCGCTGCGCGCCTTGGTGGATTCCTTCACGGAGTCGGAAGGCAGCAGCGAGTCAGCAAAGCCCTGCTCTACGGCGGCGCTGCCGTTGATCCAGGTTTCGCCATCCATGAGCTTTTGCATGGCGGCAATGTCATCACCGGTGCGGGTGGCGTAGATATCTGCCATCGCTTCGTCGAACGGCTCGAGCGTGTCGGCGAAGTCGCGGAAGTCGTGGCGATTTCCCACGGCTCCAGCCCAGCAGTTGTGGATCATCAGGAAACCGCTGCGGGCCACCTGAACGGTGTCTCCAGCCATGGCGATGATTGATGCGGCCGACGCAGCCATGCCAAGCACCCGAACGGTGACGTGGCCCTTGTACTCGCGCAGTACGTTGTAAATGGCCAACCCTTCGAACATGTCGCCACCGGGTGAATTGATGTTCACGGTGACGTCAGCGCCCGCCATTCCTTTGAGAATGCCGGTGATGCGCTTGGCAGTTACGCCCTCGCCGGTCCAGTAGTCGTAGCCGATGGGGTCAAGCACGGAGATCGTGTTTTCTTCATCGTCCGCGGCCGCCAGGATGCTCGGGTTCCAGCGCTCCAGCGCTTGTGGGCGCAGGTCGAACGAGACGCCAGCGCACGGGCGCGCCTCCGGAGCAACCGGAAGGTTTCGGATGGTCATGGGGTCAGTCTCCAGCTTGGCCGGCAGGCGGGTTCGAGGCGGGTGCGGTGTTGAGCCAGTTTTGCAATGCAGCCCGTGCCTGCTCGCTGTCGGTGCGTTGCTGCCCGAGCTGGTCAAGAGGCATGAGGTTCGATTGCACGGTGTAGACATCCCCGCCTGGGATCAGCGGTTGGTTTTCCAGGCGCGCAACGGTGTTGCGGTTCATCCAGCCATTTTGCAGGGCGCTGGCATACCACTCGCGCCGTGCAGCCAGATCCGCACGTAGAAGGCCTTCGACGGAGAACTCCGCATAGACGGTCTCAGCCTCGGCCTCTCCGATGAGGCAACGGATGATTTCCTGCTCGATGTTGTCGAGTAGCGGACGCAGCGTGTTGGTGAGGAACTGAAGGTTCTGGCCCTCGACGCTGCTTGCCCAACTGCTCTGCTTGTCCGTATGGCCAACCATGAACGGCGGTACGCGGAACCAGCGGCAGATTTCCTCGATCTGGAAGGCGCGCGTTTCCAGCATCTGCGCGGCTTCGGGGTTCATGGTGATGCCCTGGTACTTCAGCCCTGCCTCGAGCACCATCAGCTTGCCGGCGTTCTTCGATCCCGCGAAGGCGGCGAGGCTTTGCCGGAGCTGCTCGCGCTGCTCTGGCTTGAGCGCACCGCTTTCGTTGGTGAGCACGCCAGAAGCCTGCAGACCTTGTGCGAACACGCGAGCGGCGGCTTCGTCCGCTGACATGGCAGCGCCCAGCACCTCCCGCCCCGCCTTCACCGGCATGATCCCGCAGACCCCATCCAGGCCGAAGCCACGGATATGCATCAGGTTCTTCTCGGGAATCGGCCGCTCTGTTCCGTTCTCGTTGTAGATGTACTCCAGCCGGCCGTTTGGTTGCCGCTTGACGCGCATGTGCTGCGGCAGCAGCGGGACCAGCGCGACTATGCGACTGCCGATCAGCTTCTTCTCAACGAACGCGTTGCCGCGCAAGGCGAGGCTGGCGACGATCATCAGCATGAAGCGTCCGGGCGTCATTTCGGCGTTAGGGCTGATGCACAGCACCCGGTAGAGCGGGTGGTCGGTGGCGACCGTGCGGGAGCCATCCGGCTGCCGACGGTAGAGCTTGAGCGGCAAGGTGGACACTGTTTCGCTGAGCAATCGAACGCATGCCCAGACGGTGGACAGTTGCAGCGCGGCGTCCACGGTGACGCTCTTACCGCTCGTGGACTGGCCGAACCATTCCTCCCAGAACGTGCCGCTGGTGAGGCCGATCGGAACGCCCAGCCAATTGAGCAGGGCACTCTTCACGCGGCCTGGTTTCTTTTCGTTGGCCATCAGACCCCTACCATGATCGGGTTGGAATAGAAGCCATCCGGATCGCCCGGCGGCTCTTCGAATTCAGAGGCGGTCGCACGGGCTACGGCCATGAGCAACGCCAGGACGCCATCGATTTTTTCGCTCTCGCGATCCTTGGCGATCTGGCTCAGGCCGTTGAACTTGGAGGTGAGCTTCTTGGCGTTCGAGATCATCCAGTCCATGACTGGGTTTTCTTCGTGCACCAGGTCGCCGGTCAGCACCAGGTTCTCCGTTTCGATGATCGGCGCGGTGAAGGTGGTCGGGTTCTGGCCGATCTCGACCATGGGCGCGCCCTTCTCCATCAGCTTCTTGGCGAAGTACGGGGCGAACTTGGGGTCGTAGTCGACCTCCTCCACCGCGAACTCCTGCAGGAAGCCTGGCTTGATCACCTTGTTGGGGTCGTTGGGGTCGCGCTGGCCGGCGATGGCATCGCCGATCACGTCGAAGTCCGTCGCGTTACCGGGCGTGATGTGCAGGTACCCAGACGCCGCCCACTTGAGGTAGTGCTTGTTCTCCGGGAGGTTGGCCTGGTGCTCGTTCTGGTAGAAGCGCCAGAAGGCGAAGCACTTGCCCTCCTCGCGAAACACCAGGCACAGCGCGGCGATGTCTCGGCGCTCGGCGAGGTCGAGCCCGATCCAGCAACGTTTGCCGCGGAAATCCTCAAGGCGCAGCCCCTTGCGCTCACAGCGGCGCCAGTCCGCCAGAGGGAGCCACTTGGCGCCGCCGCTGAGCCAGATGTTCAGGCGCTTGGTCTTGAACTCGGGCTGTTCGGACGGGAGACGAATGGCGCTGTTGCAGGCGTCCCGCAGGCCTTGTTCGTAGACCGAAACGCCGAGGTTGGGGTTGGCCTTGATCCACTCGTTCGGCTCTTGCCACTTATCCGGATCGTCGACGGTGTAGATGATGGCGAGGAATTCGTCGTCATCGAAAACACCCTCGAGCACCTTCTCGGCGTAGCCGTGGAGTTCGAAGCCTGGCCCGCGCAGGTTCACGCCGGCCGTGGTGATCATCCACATGAGCCATTGGCGCCGCGCACCGGTACCGGAGCGGATCACGTCGATGATGCCCGCGTCCGGGTGGGCGTGAACTTCGTCGAGGATCGCGCCGTGCGGGTTGAGGCCGTCCAGCGACTTGCTGTCGCGACCCAGCGGCTTGAAGGTGTCTGCCTTGCCGCGAATGAACAGCTCGCCGCGACGATCCGCAATCTTGCGGCGTAGGCCCGGGCTGCTGCCGACCATGCGCACCGCTTCGTCGTGCGTGATCTTGGCCTGATCCATCTTGGTGGCTGCGGTGTAGACCTCGGCGCCGCCCTCGCCATCAGCGAAGAACAGGTAGAGGCCTACTCCGGAGAGCTTGGTGCTCTTGCCGTTCTTGCGGGGCACTTCCTCCCACACGCGGCGGAAGCGGCGAGTGCCGTCGGCGCGCATCCAGCCAAAGGCGAGCGCGACCCAGAACTGCTGCCAGAGTGAAGGCACGAACTGATGGCCAGCCCACTCGCCTTTCGAGTGGCGAAGGAACAGGAAGAACTCTAGCGCGTGCTGGGCGTGATCCTCGCTGAACCATAGGCCGCGTTTGTGGCCATCCTGCAGGTCCCGGTAGTGGCGCTCGACCGCCAGACGCGTCCACTTGCAGACGGGGATTTCGCCAGCCATGACCTGGCGGCCGTAGAGGTCCCAGTCAAAGGTGCGTTCAGTCTTCTCCACCATCAGTCTTGCCGCCCGGAATGGCGCGCAGCCCCATCCGCGCCTTGCGCTGGCGGAACTGCTCGATAGGGTCATCGCCGAACAGATCGCCCTGCGGCGTCGTCTGATCGGCCTTGAGCTTCTGGAAGCTGGGGATGGTCAGCGCCGCTTCGGGCAACCACTTGAGCAGCTCGCGCTTGTAGTCGCGGGCGACGTAGTAGGCCTGGTGCGGCTGCTCGTAGCCGTTGGGCGTCTTGACGTAGTAGCTGCCGTTGTTCTCGCGCTTGAGCTTTTCGAGGAACTCCTCCTGCGCGACCCAGTTGCAGAACGTCTTGCATATGACGGTCATCAGTAGACCGTCGGTGCGATGGATCAGCCCGTACTCCTCGAGCGCCGAGGTGACGTGCTCCCAGAGCTTCTTTTCCTTGGCGTTGAGTTTGACCGGCGGGGTCGGAGCCTCGGCGGCGATGGTCTGGCTGGTGGATTCCTCGGCTGAGCCCAGGCCACCCTCAATAACTTTCGGGTATGCATGGTCCATTGGGGTACCTAAAGGGAGGCCAACTTTGACCCCCCCCCCTATTTGAATTTCAGACGTGCGCGAAACTTGGCTCCCCCCGTCGTTCGGAGGTCGGATTTTGGGAGGTTTTGACCCACCTACCCCTCCGGGTCAGTCCCGGCCGGTTCGGTCGTGGCGCCGCTTGTTGTCGTGGCGCCGACACAGCCCGCGCACGTTGTCCTCGTCGAGGCCAAGGTCCGGGCGTTCCTTGAACGGCTTGATGTGGTCGACCACCACTGCCGGCTCGATGTCGCCCTCTTCCTCACAGTCGACGCACAGCGGATGCATGATCAGGTAGTGATCGCGAAAGCGGCGCCACGCAACGGTGCTGTAGAACTTGTCCGAGTCATCACGCCGCCGGTTATACCGCTTGTGGGTCTGCTGCCGCATCGCAGCGCGGCGCTCATCGGACTGCGCCTGATGGGTCGGGCAATAGCTGCCAGTACCAACCAGAACACCGCACCCCGGATGGCAGCACGGACGCGGCGCGTGATTACTCATCGCCGCCTCACTGGGCTCAACGCAGCCCGCCGATCCTGCTGCCGCCGCTCCACGCCATCCCAGCCACCCGGCCGGAACGCGCCGGCCAGGTTGCCGCCGCTCTGCCACACCGCCCAGGCGAACACCGCCAGCAGCACCACCAGCGGCCATGCCATGGCAGGCACACGCAGCTCGCCGGTCAGGATGTAGATCACAGCAGCGCCCGCGCAGCCCATCACCAGCATGGCCAGGCACGACACACCGCGCCGGAACCTCGCAGCACCACGGCGATAGGTGAACAGCCGCACGAACAGCACCAGGCAGATGAGGAACGTCACCTGCGTCAACAGAGCACTAACCATCCGCGCCTCCGTCACTGATCGATGGCACACCACGTCGGCGGATCGCAGCCAGCGCCAGCGTCACCACCAGCACCGCTGCACCGAACGCCGCCGGGCCGGGATAGGCGAACGGGCGAAAGCCCCAGAACTCCGCGTCCACGATGGCCGGCGCAAACTGGTAACCCATCACCGCCGACACCAGGAAGAACAACAGCCGCTTCCAGATCGGCAGATCATGCGTCGTCGTCACATACACCAGCGCACCCAGCAGCGCGCCGACAGCCGCATCGCCGTTGACGCCAGCCATGAATCCAGCCAGGCCGGCACCGGCCGCACCTGCCACCACAACGCCTGCCGTGGTGCTCGTTGGCTCAGCCATGCAACGCCTCCAGCGGCACAAATGAAAAAGGCCCACCGTTACGGGTGAGCCTTGGAATGGGTGCCCTCTTGCGAGGGCTGGCCTGCCGGGGAACAGGCCGCGACACAGCACGTCGCTCGGCGGTTATCGCTGCGGGCGCAGCTCTACAACCATGGGCACTTTCTACAGCCGACATGCAACGCCCGCAACCGCCGATTTTTGCAAACGCTGTTCAACACGGTTGAACACGCTTGAGCACGGTTGAACGCTGTTCGCGCCAAACCATCCCGACGAACGGTCATATAGCAGAACCCACTTTCCGCAGGTCCGCCGTCGCCTTCACGGCCCGAGCAGCGGCCTTGCGATCAGCCACCCGCTTGCGCTCCGCCCGTGCGTTCTCCCGCGCCACGTCACGTGCAGCCCGGGCGCGCTTCACCGCAGCCGCATGCGCATCCGTGCCCCGCTCTGCCGATTGCAGCCTGGCCAGCGCCACCGGCCACTCCGCCTGCAGCTCCGCATGCAACTCATCCACCTGCGCACGATACGTCCGCATCGAGATACCCAGCCGCGCGCACTGCGCCGACACGGCCACCGCCTGCAGCCCCTGGCAGTAGCGCACATGCGCCAGCCGCTGCAGCACACGCCCACGCGATCCGAGGCCCAGCGGCGCATCCTTCGCCATGCCATCCAGCGCCATGCTCACCGCCTGGCTCGCACGGCTGATCGCCACCGCGCACTCCACCAGCGACAGGCAGCGATGCCCGCCCACGCCGCCCGGCGTATCGTCACCCATCCGCCCCAGCGGCGAGGCGATGGCCACATCCAGAGCAGGGTTCACAACCTCACGGCCCCACGCCTGCAACAGCAACTCCATGGCCTCGATCATGCTCTGCCCCCCAACCCGGCACAAAACCGGCAACCCAACACAAACCCAACACACTCAAAACCCTTATAAATCAATGCTTTCAAAGCAACTGTGTTGAGTGTGTTGGGTTTGTTGGGTTTTTCGGTCCTCGCGTAGCAATTTTTTCTCGCCTCATCAGCCCCGTTCAGTCGTTGCAACAAAACACACGCATGCGCGCGCGCGATGCCAAACCCAACACACCCAACACACACCCCGCAAAGCCCCGCCGTTGCTGGCCTCTCGCTGTGCTGGGTTCGCAAACCCAACCCAGCACAACCCAACACACCCAACACACATTCAGTCGTATTCATGCCGCAGCCCCCTTCAAGTGGTCCCAGCCGTCCACATCCCAGCCCGCCAGCTTCGCCTTCGCCCGCCACCCCGCCACATGCTGGCCAAGCGCAGCTGCGTTCATAGATGGGGGCAGGGAAGAGTCAGGGTCACTGGGAAAGAAGAAGGCCCCGAAGCGCCGGTTCGCCCCCTCCGTCCAGGGGATCGACCGCGTCTTCTCGACCTCGGAACTGATGAACAGGCTGAACTTCGTCTGGCTCATCGCGTGTTCACGGTTGCGCTGGCACCACTCGAGGAACAGCGCATAAAGGTCCGTCGACAGGCACGCGCCCCAGAGCTCGCGCCCCAGCTCCCCGTGCTGCCACTGATTGAGGAAGGTCTGCCAGCCAGCACGCGATAACGCCACCAGCCGCTGCCGGGCATCCGTGTGCGGTGGCCGAGTGCGCTCGTTGAAGTCGCCCAGGTCCACATCCAGCAGCCAGCCATAAAGCGCGGCCACCCCACCGTTCGCCAGCTCCGCGCCGATCGCCCGCTGCCGTTCCTCCGGCAACGTCTCCAAAGGCCACATCACCAGAAAGCGTCGGTCCGACTCACTGATCGGCCACGGCAGGATCTCGTTCGAGAGGAACACCGCATTCATATGGTTGGCTTCCTCCCAACCATTGATGAACTTCGATTCCATCCGCACCGTCTTGCCGGTGATCAGATGCTTGATCTTGCCCACCTGGTTGTAACGCTGGTCGCGGCTCACGACTTCCTCGAACACCGCCCAGAGCTTCCGGCTCTGCCAGGCATTGAAGTTCGATTCCAACTGCGTCTGGCCCACCGTCGCCGCATACGGCCCATACAGCGCCCCGAGCGTATCGGCGAACAGCAAGCTCTTGCCCGAGCCCTCCATCACCGAATGCATCAGCACAGCCGTGTCCAGCTTCGCGCCTGGGTGCTGCAGCGGATAGGCCAGCCACTTCACCAGCCACTGCAACGGCGCGTCCTCGTGGTTGCACAGAAACGAGATCAGCCACCGCAGGTTCTCGCACGCCGCGTCATCGCGCACCGGCTCAAGCGGCAGCCCCTCGAAGGTGTTGATGTACACCGCCGGGTCCTTCGTCATCGTCGGGTCGAACACGATGTGGTCAACATCCACTGTCCGCCGCTCGGCGCTGTTCAGCCACAGCGCATAGGCATCGCCCAGCGCCATCTTCACCGCGCCTTCCGGAATGCGCCGCTTCTTCTCGCGGTCCCACACATCCTTTGTCCCGTCGATGTACACATAGCGCTCGATGGGCGTCATCCCCAGCGCAGTGGCCTTCTTGCCGGCCATCCGACGCGCCTGCTCCAGTTCGCGCACCGTATCCGCGCCGAACAGCTTCTTCGCCACGTCATCCAGCCAGACCTTGGCGAGCGGCTTGCTCACCAGCGCCTCGAACGCGGTCTTCTTCATCACCGCTTTCTTGTCCTGGTCCCAGACCTGCGTCGTGCCCTCCACCAGCGCGAAGCGCCGCAGGATCTGCTCACTGGTGAAGCCCACCCCCTGCCCCCCGGTGTCGGAGGAGCCGGCCGGCGCAGCGGCTTCGTCAGCGGATGGGGTCGGGGAAGGCTTGCCAGCAGCAACAGCCGCGTCGAGCTGCGGCGCTACCGCCTCCAGCCCCCAAGCCACATGCACATCGTTCCAGTCCTGCCCTGCCTCGCCTTCGGCCGGCTGCGTCGGGAAGGCCGCAATGCCGCCCACCTCACCCGCCGCCGCTTCCGCCTTCTTGCGTCCCGGGTTGCCGGGCTTCGTCGGGTCATCGTCACCGGCAACCACCAGCAGCGCATCCGGACATTGCGCCACCAGGTCACGCGCTACCGCCGGCATGTTGCCGGAGTCCAGCGCCATCGCTACCGGCCAACCCTTCGCCATATGCACACTGGCAGCCGTCGCATAGCCCTCGGCCTCGCCGATCACCGTCGCGCCTTCCAGCTCACCCAGCACATGCCGGCAACCCGCCTTGCGCCCGTACTTCGGGAACAGCTTCGTGCCCTGCTCGTTGATCGCCTGCAGGCTCCACAGCTTGCCCGCCGCATCGCGCAGCGGAATGGCTATGGTTCCCTTCTTGAACATCAAAAAGCTGATCGAATCCGGCCGGGGCGAAGGCAGGTTGGCGAAGAACTCCCGCGTCTCGCTGCCCACCCACACGTCGCAGCGCTGCCGCTCGTCATCGATGGCCAGCACAACCGTGTAATGGAAGTAGCCCACACCAAAAGCCCCCACCTGCTTGCGTTCCAGGTAGGGGCTTTCGCCTTGCGGCTTGCAGTGCTTGGTCCAGATCAACTCGCAGGCAGCAGCCACGGCTTCGCGCATCACCTGCGCCCTCGCCTCGTCCGCTTCGATCTCCGCCTGCCGCACTGCGCGCCGCGCTTCGGCCTCGGCATTCAGCCGGCGTTTCTCCTCGGCAGTGATCGGCTCCCGGCGTGGCCGCCAGCCCTCGTCCTTCGCCAGCTTGATCACCGTGCCCATGCCCGTGCCCGCCTTGCGGAACGAGCGCCACACCGTCTTCGCATCCGCCGTGCTGTAGCTGTCAGCGGCGGCACTCCAGGTATCCCAGGCATCGAACCCGTTATTGCCGAACTCCGCCTTGATGCCCATGCCCACCTGCAACCAGGTATCGCGGTTATCGGCGTCGATGTACTGCAGTAGCTCGGGGAGATCGGCCAGGGTGAGAGGTACGCGCTCAACCACGGCGCACCCCCGCACTCATCTTGTCCGCGAACGCCTGGCAGTCGGTGCACATCCGGCAACCCTTCACCGCGTCACGCCGGGCCTGCGGAATCTCGGCGCCGCATCCTTCGCACTCGGTCAGGCTTTCGCCCTGGTACTGCACACGGCTTGCGATGATGCGCTGCAGCTCCTCGTCCTGCTCCCGCTGGGCACGCTCGATCAGATGTTCATCCATGGCGCTGCTCCCCCATGGCCTGCTCCGCACCGGCCACGATCCCGAGAATCTCGCTGATCATCCGGTTCGCATGGCCGCGCAGCGTCTCGACCTCGTGCGCCTCCCATACGTTGTCTGCGGCGCCGTCATGCAGGCTGCCAACGAACTCGCCTTCGGCCTGCAGCAGCTTGCCCAGCGCCTTCAGCGCATCGCGCGTGGCCGGTACCGGCGTCGGCTTGAAGCTCACAACCCCATACACCTGCTCGAACCACGCGAGCACGGCCGGGCCCTGCACGAGCGCAATCACGCGCTCCACATCGTCCGCATGCAGGTGGTGGTCAGGGTAGGAACAGGAGAGGCGCTTCTGGAATGGGCCATACGGCTCTTCCAGAATTGCGCAAACGGCCTTGTGGCCGCCACGGATCGCCTCGCGGGCGTCCTTGTCGATAGCCGCTTCCAGAGTGGTAAGCGGCCCGTGTTCAAGCGTAGTAGCGCGCATTGGTAGTAAACCCCGCTGGCTACCATAGCCATAGGCCAGGGCAACGCCCTATCCTATGGCCACAGCAGCAAAAACCCCGGTCGTATACGTGCTGTGTCCACCGGGGTTGCTGTTGAGGGAGTCAGGGGTGGTACCCGTCTCCCGGACCGCTGGGTCAAGGCCGCTTTACTTTGGTGAGTGGGCGCCTTGATTCCAGCCTCTACATCCACCTGCCGCCATGGCGTCAGGTTTGTTGCTCCTGGCCCTTGGGCCTGCCAGCTCCGGTCTGCTGATGAGGCTCCCGGAACCGGCCCCCGCCGATACTGAAACTGTGCTGTGTCCGGCGGGGTTGAAATCGAAATCAGGCCGCTGTCTTACGCGGCGACGCAGCGCCCCTTAGCTCAGCAGCATCGAACGGGCAGCCATTTGCAGCAGCTGCCGCCGCTAGGCGATCTACGTAATCTGTTTCGCCTGTGTATTCGGTACGCGGGAGCGAGTCAGCCGAAAGCCATTTGTAAACGGCCCGCACACTGACGCCGCAAACCTTCGCTGCTTTCGGCGCCCCTCCAACGCATTCAATCGCCTTCCTAAGTGTGGCCATCAGACCCTCCGAGGCGGCCTAAAAGTGAACTTGAGGTACATAGTATGACGGAACTGAAAGTACATGCAAGTTCATGCGATGGTGAACTCATGGTTCAGCAACCCGAAGAAATGCGGTCCGCCTTTGTGATCCGCTTAAAGAAAGCCGCCGAGTACGCCAATACCCCAGCGTGGGGCCTTGGCGCGCGCCTCGCATCCATCACAAACCGCACACCTAAAGCTGCGAGCAAGTGGCTGAATGGTGAATCGATGCCTAGCCGCGCCTCCATGCAGGCAATCGCTGAGGCATTTAAGGTTCGGCTGGAATGGCTTCAGTACGGCATTGGCCTGATGATTGATGGAAGCGAAACCTCGTACCCAAGAGCTATCGCGCCCGCCCGGCAGATCCGGGAAAACGTGAACGTATGGCCGGTGAAGCCACCCCACCGCGAAATGAAGGAATACCCATTGATCAGCTGGATCGCTGCTGGGTGTTGGGCTGAGTCTTGCGACAACTACCAGCCCGGCGATGGCCAGGAATTCATTGCTTCTACCGAGAACGCAGGCGACCACGGATACTGGCTTGAGGTCAAAGGCGACTCAATGGTCCCGCCTGACGGTTTTGCCTTCAATGACGGCACGCGAATTCTCGTACGGCCCGAGGGCTTCGATCTGATCAGTGGCAAGCTCTATGTGGCAAAACTGATCGAAACAGGCGAAACCACCTTTAAACAGTACGTACGCGACGCCGGAATTGAGTACCTAAAACCGCTTAACCCCACCTATCGAACCATCGTGATTGACGAGAATGTGCGAATCATTGGCCGCGTGATTGATGCACGACCCCCAAAAAGTCTCCTGTGAACCCAATATGTACTTTAGGTTCTTGACTCAAGTGAACCTGTAGTACATATTTGCCGCGTACCCACTCACCACGGGATCGCGACAATGGACACAGCACAGCACAGCAGCACCCGCTGCCCGGTCTTTCTGCACCCGGCAGCAGCATCCAACCCCTTCACCGTGCGCCGCATCGAGCGTGAAACCGGCCTGATTGCACAGGTCACCTTGCGCACGGCTCAACTCAAGCGCCACACCCGCCCCACCTTCGAGAGCTTCGGCCCGTTCGGAGGCGACTGCGCATGAGCACCTTCTCCCTCACCAGAGGCAGCGAAGCAGCCCTAGGCATGCTCGCCAGCCAGGCCGGCCACGAAATACTGCTGCTCACCCAGCCTGCCCGCGAACTGCGCGCCGAGCTCAGCATCGAGCCCTTCACCAGCGACAGCGGCGATCAGCTGCTGGCCGTGCTGTTCATGCGCGAGCAGCGCCACAGCATGACCCTCCAGCGCAACGACGGCGCCAACGTCCAGCACCTGGCCGATTGGGTCGAGGCCGCCGCCAACGGCACGCTGGATACGGCAGAGGCCATTCCGCAGCGAGCATCACCTGCGGCGCTGCTGCCATGCAGCAAGTGCAACGGGGCAGCAATCGGCTACGACTACTCGCCTTCCGGGAGCGCATTTATCCACGGGGTGAGGTGCCGCCATCGCACCTGCCAGGCGGTCGAAGGCGCTGAAACCGAGGCCGAAGCGCACGATGCCTGGAACGCTATTCAGCTCAAGCAGCTGGTAGAGCCGAGCGATCTGGCTGCGGCTACCGCTGCCTTCAGCGCCGCCGCACATGAGCTCAATGCTCATAACGGGCAACAGCCTATCCGCATGCCTCCCCGCGCCGACGTCACGCAGGGCGATGGTTTCGATTCGCAGCTCGCGGAAGCCTACAACACCGCCCTGGACGAAGTGGCCCGCTTGAACGCCAACCCCATCGCGCAGACCGCCCCGCAGCCGGACCAGAGCATGTTGGTCGAGATGATCGATGCGGCAATGTTGGAGATGCGAAATGTCGCCCCTCCGCTTCGCCGGAGTGAGTGCGAGCGGCTTATCCGCGCCGCCGTGGCCACCAGCCCAAAAGCCTGAGGCACGCCACCATGAACCGCACCCTCGACCAGGCCGCCGCCGTGCTCGGCATCGGCCCGCGCAAGCTGCGCGCGCGCATGCGCGAGCTTGGCCTGCTCAACCACGCCGGCGAGCTGATCAGCAGCGAGCGCGGCCAGGGCCGGCTGTTCGTCGACACCCGCAGCCGCTGGAACCCGGCCATCAACAGCTACACGCACTACGGCGTCGTTATGGCCACCGAGGCCGGCATCGCCTGGCTGGCCGATCAGCTGGGCATCACCGTCACCAAGAAGGACGCCGCCGCATGACCACCTCTGCCACCCAACACGCGATCGGCGCGCTCAAGCTCACCAGCCTGCATCTGGACCACCCAAGCGTGGTACCGGCCAGCGTGCTGCGCGGCGCCTGCTCGGAGGCCATCGCCCACCTGCAAGCCAACCAGCCCCACGCGGACGACCTCGGTCGCCTTTGGTGCGCGCTGTTCGCCGTGCTGCCGGCAGGCTACCTGCCTCACGTCACGCTCACCACGGAGCAGGGCGCACCGTTCGCCTGCGTCATCACAGATGGCACCGGCAGCGTGGTCGACCGGCAGGCCGGCAAGACCATCGAAGGCATCACCGAACTGATCCGCCTACGCCTCCCGGCGGGGCGCGGGGAGGTGCTGCCATGAAGCCACAACCGCAAACCACGCTCGACACCCTGCGCAGCCGCTACCCCGGCAACTACATCACTGCCGAGCAGCTGCTCGCCGACCACCTGCCGCACATCACCACGGTCAAGCACCTGCGCCGCAAAGTCCGCGAAGGCCAGCTCAACCTCAAGATCCGGCAGCTCGACCCCAGCTCCAACCGCAGCCCCTGGGTCATCTACCTACACGATCTGGCCGACTGGCTGGATCAAACCGCCGCCGCGCAAGCGGCATAACCCGCCCCCACCAAGGGCAACCAAAAGAGGCACAGCACGCCATGAAACCCACAGATACCAGCGAGTTCATCAACTCCCTCAACGCCAGCGTATTCGCCCAGCAGGTCGGCCGCGCGCTCTCCGACGTCGCCGCCGGCGTGGTCGACCACGGCAAGCCCGGCGAGGTAACGCTCAAGTTCAAGCTCAAGCAGATCGGCCAGAGCAACCAGGTCACCGTCAGCCACACGCTGGACTTCGTGCAACCCACCAAGCGCGGCAAGAAGCGCGAGGACACCTCCCTCGACACGCCCATGTACGTCACCGAGAACGGTCTTGAGCTGTTCCAGACCAGCCCGACCGACCAGATGTTCACCCGCGAGGAAGCGCCGGTTAAAGCCCGCGAAGTCTGAGCCGCATCACCAAGCCCCACTCACCAAAAGGAAGACACAGCATGTCGCTGAGCAAAGAAGCCATCCAACACATCGAGTCCCAGGCCATCATCGCCGCCGCCAAGCCTATCGTCATCGACGGCGGCACGTCCGTGGCCGTGCTGCCGGAAGCTGTCAGCCTGCGCAGCCTCGAGCAGTACCAGCCCCTGCGCGATCGCTTCCGCGGAACACTGCGCACTCATTCGCTGCGCGACTTCACCAAGTACGTCGCCGCCCATGACAACGCCAACCAACCCCGCCCGGGTGGTTTCATCGATCAGGACGCCATGTCCGCCACCGTCATCTTCAACCTGGGCGAGCCCGACCACGCCGGCCACGGCGATGACGTAGCCGTGCTCACCCTCAAGCCCACCGCCGCCTATTCCGCGCTGCAAGGCGTCGTCGGCCGGGCGCTCAGCCAGAAGGAACTCGCCGAATGGCTGGAGGACTGGCTGCCCAACCTCGAGGCGCAAGACGGCGAGACGACCCTGCAGATGCTGCAGGCCATCAACGCCGTGCGCCGCATGGTCATCAAGGCCACCAGCCAGCGCGACAGCAACGTCGGCGACTTCTCCGCCAGCCGCTCGGCCATGGACGAGATCGAGGCCAAGAGCCAGGACACCCTGCCCTCCGCCTTCATCTTCACCACCGTGCCGTTCGAAGGGCTGGACGTGGCAGATATCAAGCTGCGCCTGTCCGTCATCACCGGCCGCGACGAGCCACTCCTGAAACTCCGGTGGGTCGGGGAGGAAGCCCAGCGCGAAGCCTTCGCCCAGGAATTCAAGGACGTGCTCGAGCAGGAAGTAGGCGGTCTGGTGCCGCTCACCATCGGCACCTTCTCCCTCGGTAAATAACCACCACCAACAACCTGCCGGCCTCACCAGCCGGCGGGCTCAAACGGGACACAGCACATGAACTTCACCACCATTCAGATCATCGCCTTCATCGGCGTAGTCGCAGGCATGGCCATCGTGTTCGGCCTCGGCTTCTATGAAGGCCTGCGTAAGGGCAAGCGCGAAGCCTTCGACATCGGCTACCAGCGCGGCCTGCACGCCCACCGCTATGAACTCACGCAGGCCCGCCGCGACATCGAGTCGGCCAAGCACAGCCTCACCATCAGCCGACTCAACGCCGCCCAGGCACTCGAAGCCACTACCGTTGAGCTGGACGATTGCCGCGCCAAGCTCGCCAACCTGCAAACCCGCGTCATCACCGAAGACGACGCCAACCAGCTCGTGGCCATGGCCGACAAACTCAGCCTGGCAGCCAACGTCTTCGCAGGCATGGGCTCGCACGACCAGGCCACCACCGCCCGCAAGCTCTCCACCAGCGCCCGCGCCCTGTTCGACCGCTACTGGCAAACCCTGCCGGTGATGGAAGTGGAGGTGATGGCATGAGCCAGTCGACCGTATGCCTGCGCGGGCGCCGCGCTGTGCCCCTGCAGAACATCATCGCCACCAGTGGCGAGTCCTTCATCTGCGTTGGCTACAACCACCCCAAAGACCGCCGCGTTCCGCAGGATCGCTTCTGCCACTGCTGGAAGAACGACTCGGTAGACGAGCACAGCCACTGGGACCGCCGCGACATCACCGACACCATGTCAGTGATGGCTACGGCGCTGAGCATCGACGCCAACATCATGGCCTCGGAGAAAATGACCGAAGCCCAGATGAACAAGGCTGACCTCACCGCCCAGCAACCCGAGGAAGACCTGCCACCAGACCCCGCCGTTGCCGCCATCGCCTACGCGCTGGACCTGCGCACCGAGGAACCGATGGAGTTCCTGCGGCTCTGGAACCAGGGCGACTTCGACGAATGCCGCAAGTACTGGCCAGACGCCCCGGACGAGGTCTACATCGGCGCCGATCCGCTGTTCGAGCCGGCAGCGCAGGAGGTCCAGCCATGACCTGGATACTCACCCGCTCCGGCCGCCGCTTCGACCTGCTCGCACCCAAGGCCGACCAGGTCTGCACGCTGGACATCGCCCACGCCCTGTCACAGCTCTGCCGCTTCAACGGCCACACCAGCCGGCACTACTCGGTCGCGCAGCACAGCCTGCTGGTGGCCAGCATCGTCCCGGCCGAACACCAGCTCGCCGCCCTGCTCCACGACGCCACTGAGGCCTACGTCGGCGACATGGTGCGGCCGCTCAAGCTCGGCATGCGCGAGTTCTATGAAGCGCAAAGCCTGGTTTCGCTGTACGACGAGGTCGAGCGAAAGGTCTGGCTGGCCATCTGCGAACACTTCCACCTCGACCCCGAACTGCCAGCCTGCGTGCACGAGGCGGACATGATCGCCCTCGCCACCGAGCGCGCCCAGCTCATGCCGGAACACGCCGGCGAATGGGAATGCCTTGCCGGCGTCACCCCGCTCGCCAAGCCGCTGGAGAACTGGACACCCGCCCAGGCATTTCTGCACTACCACAACCGCCTGCTTGAGCTGATGCAGTCCACCCACCGCGCCCGCGCTCACTCCACCTGGGAGCGCGTCGACGCCGAACACACCGGTGCCGTTGCGCCGCAGTGCATGTGAGGGATCAGCATGTCTATAGAACTTGCCAGAGCAGTCTCAGACCGTCGGAAGCTTGCCTGTCCCAGCATTATGGCTCGGCCGAACGGCCTCCGAATCATCATTCAGACCCAAGCGGCCATTGATATAGCGATAAGCCCAGTTCAGCGCCTCGGCATGGGCAACAACCTCGTCCGTGTACCACTGCAAGCAGCAAAACTCTTCAGGGTTGTCGTCGCTCAGGCCGGCGGGAAAGCGAAGGCTATACGACCAGCTCTCCGCGCCCCCATCCTGCATCTGCACGTGAAAAGTAATCTCGAAGCTGACGCCTTTGTAGCTGGACGTCATGGGAATCGAAGCTTGGCTCATGTCCGTAGCCTGGAATCGGCGAGTGTAGGCATTAGTCCCCTCGGAAGTGACAACGTTCTGCCGCAACTCCAGGCAGGTGGCTTCCATGAATAATCTCTACCGCCTTCACCCGCAGCCGGCGTTCAACTTCAACGGGCTGGTCATCGACAACTTCGCCGGGGGCGGCGGTGCCTCCACGGGCATCGAGCTTGGCCTTGGTCGCCCAGTCGACATCGCCATCAACCACGACCCCGAAGCCGTGGCCATGCACGACATCAACCACCCGCACACCAAGCACTTCTGCGAATCGGTTTGGGAGGTCGACCCACGCGTTGTCGTCGACGGTCGCCCGGTCGATCTGTGCTGGTTCAGCCCGGACTGCAAACACTTCAGCAAGGCCAAGGGCGGCGCCCCGGTGAAGAAGGAGATCCGTGGCCTCGCCTGGGTCGCCATCCGCTACGCCGCCACGGTCAAGCCGAAGGTCATCATGCTGGAGAACGTTGAAGAGTTCGTTACGTGGGGGCCGCTGGCCACCGACGGCCGCCCCTGCCCGAAGAACAAGGGCCGCACCTTTACCAGCTTCGTCAACGCACTGCGCCGCCTCGGCTACGTCGTCGACTGGCGCGAGCTCCGCGCCTGCGACTACGGCGCCCCGACCATCCGCAAGCGCCTGTTCCTCATCGCGCGTTGCGACGGCCAGCCGATCGTCTGGCCCGAGCCCACTCACGGCGACCCGGCGAGCGAAGCGGTCAAGGCCAAGCGCTTGAAGCCATGGCGCACCGCCGCAGAGATCATCGATTGGTCACTGCCCTGCCCGTCGATCTTCACCCGCAAGAAGCCACTGGCCGAGAACACCCTGCGCCGCATCGCACGGGGCATTCAGCGCTACGTGATCGAATCGAACCAGCCCTTCGTTGTTCAGGGCATGGCACCTTTCATCACGGAGCACGCCAACGGCAGCACCCAGCGCAACATGCCGGCCGATGCACCGCTGCGCACCATCTGCGCCCAGGTAAAAGGCGGGCACTTCGCGCTGGTAGCTCCGGTGATCACCAAGTTCCGGTCGAACGATCGAGGCTCATCGGTCGAAGCGCCGCTGGCAACTGTCACCGCGAACAGCTTCATCAAGAAGCCGGGCGGCGCAGCTCCGATCGGCCTCGTCGCCGCCTTCCTCGCCAAACACTACGGCGGCAACTACACCGGCCCGGGCAGCAGCCTGGAATGCCCGCTGCCAACCGCGACCACCGTCGACCACAACGCACTGGTGACCAGCCACCTGGTTAAGCTACGCAACAACTGCATCGGCCAGGACCTGCGCGAGCCAATCCACACACTCACCACCGGCGGCCACATGGGCGAAGTGCGCGCCTTCCTGCTCAAGTACTACGGCACTGGGGACGGCCAGCCCCTACAGGAACCGCTGCACACCGTCACCACCAAGGACCGCCACGCACTGGTGATGATCAAGGGCGAGCCTTACGAGATCGTCGACATCGGCATGCGCATGCTCGAGCCGCACGAACTGTTCGCCGCTCAGGGCTTCCCCGCCGACTACATCCACGACCGCACCGCCGGCGGCAAGAAGCTCAGCAAGGCCGCTCAGGTGCGTATGTGCGGCAACAGCGTCTGCCCACCGGTAGCCGCCGCCCTCGTCCGCGCCAACCTCAGCGCGCAGCAGCTCGGGGAGGATGCGGCATGAGCAACACACTCAAAGCATGCCACTGCGGGTACAACGGCGCCCTGGCTGGGATGCAACACCAAGGCATCTTCTACTCGCTGACTTGCCCAGACTGCCACCGCTCGGTCGAGGCGTTCACGCTGGAAGGGCTGGCAGAAGCCTGGAACAAACCCGCCGACGCAAATGCGGAGCAGCTCGAAACGGAAGGTGCCGCATGACCTACTCCATCTTCTTCACCACCGAAATGCCCAACGACATCGCCCAGGTCAGCGGGCGCCTACCACGCAAGCCGCAGCGCTGGACAATGGAATGGTTGGTCAAGACGCCGGACGGCAAAACCCACGTCGACAACTCCCGCACCATCCAGCGCGCCACCTATGAGGAGGTGAACGCGATCATGGGCGCCATCATCGACGACATCAAAGCCGAGATCGGCGAGCTGGCCACGTTCATCAGCTACCGCCTGACCTGCCATGGCGGCACCAAGAAGCATCGCAAGGGAGGGAAACGCCGTGGTCGCGCTTGAGGGTTACCTGCGCGAGGAGCAGGTGCTGGAGGTTACAACCCTGTCCCACGCCACGCTCTGGCGCGAGATCAAGGCCGGGCGCTTCCCGAAACAGGTCCGGCTTTCGCCGGGCCGCGTCGGGTGGCGGGCATCCGACCTGCGCCTTTGGCTGGAGGATCCCGCGGGGTGGCATCTCGGGAACCAGCACCAAGCCGCCTAACGGCAACCGCCTGTTATCGAAAAAAAGATAATCTTTACCTTCCGATGCGTTGACAAGCGTAGCCGCGGTGCGGATATGCTAGCCGGCACGGTAACTCGAAGGTTTCGATTGCTTGGATTCGATCGTTTCTCTAGAATTCGGCACCGGTTTTTTTGAGCAGGATGGTGCATTGGACGCTGAAGCCAATCTGGGCGCTGACCACGAAGATGTTGAGCAACTGCCAAAGCTCAAACTGGAATTGCAGGATGTGATTTCGGCTGAAACGGTGAACCCCATCATCGAGGTCCTTCGAAAGGCGAATGATGGCGATCTGATCGAAATCCACCTCCGCCATAACGCAGGCGGGAATGTTGATCGGATGGTAGCGCTGATTGAGGCGCTGAACTCTACGGCAGCTCAGGTAGAGATTACGTTTAGCCGCTATGTGATGAGTGCCGCCGCCACGATTTGGCTATGGTTCTTCATGAGAGAGACAAACCGGGTGAAATCGCTATTCCCAAAAAAGAAGGGAGTTGTGATGTACCACCGGCCACGCAGGCAGAGAGGAGGTTATCTTTGTTTCTGCGATGAGATGGCGGCGGATCACCCGCTGCGCGAGCCTCTGCAAGAGAAGATGCGGATGTTCGATGAGCTGTTCGAAGAAGTCTTCGACCTAATGTGCCGAAACAGCGCGCTGCAGGAGAGTCAACCTGAATTAAAAGCTGAGCTTCATAGCGAAGAAGATCAGCTAATGTACAAGCATAGCCTGCACAGAATGCGGGACGCTTACTACGGGAACCAAGACTGCCTGATTCCCGTCTAAATGGTGAGAGTATCAATGGAGTGGGGAATAGGCGTATGACTTTTAGATCACTGCGTCATATAGAGCCGTTAACTGATGCCCAGCGTCAGGAGAATGCCGAAAAAACTCGCAAATCGCTTGAATCGTACAAGCGAGCTGCGCGCGATATTCAAGAGATTTGCGCGAGCAGAGGCATGGACGAGCCGGTAATCGTCGCTAAGACAGCCTGAGAAAACGAAAAGCCCCGCATGCGGGGCTTTTCTTTGCCTATTCAACGATTCCTGCCACATCTACAAGCCAGGTAGCCCAATCCTCGAGGCCCTGGCTTTTTTCTTTCAGGTAGTCGTACCGGTCATAGTGCTTCGACGAAACATCGCTGAAGGCATGCCCCTGGATGCGATCGCGAAGTTCCTTGCTGATCCCCGCCACACCCATCAGCGTTTTGCAGGTCCGCCGCAGGTCGCGCAGCGTGAATGGCGTCTTGAACGTGTCCGGGTGCCGCGCGCATAGCTTCGTCACTGCCCGCGACACGGACTGAACGTTGATCGAATTGTTCTTGTACCGGCCCATGAACGGAAAGGCCTCTTCGCCGGAGACCGGTTTCAGCCGCTCCAGGCATGCGCGGCTCAGGCCGTTGAACGGCACCACATGAATCTCCCGCTCGCCTTCTACGCCCTTCTTGCTGCGGATCATGTAGTAGTCGTCGCGGTACATGGTGCGGTCTGACGCCACCACCTGCTCCGGCCGCTGCCCACCGCTGGCGATCAGGAACTTGATCAGCTCCGCCGTGACCAGGCTCAGCTCCTCTGGCAGCAGGTTCCACAGCGCCGCCAGCTCTTCCTTGCTCAGCACGCGCTGCCCTGGGCGCTCCCAATCGCCCTGCACGGGGATGCTCGCCACCGGGTTATAGGTCAACCCGAAGCGCACCTTCGACTTGAGGTAGTCCCGCGGGTTGTATTCCTGGTTGAGCCCGTGCTGGAACGCCGCATGCAGCTGCGACCGCACCCGGTTGCAGTAGGTGGTCACCTTCGCCTTTATCATCGCGGAGATAATGTCCCGGATATCCCCTGGCTCGATGGCGCTGGCCAGCTTCTTCACCAGGTGCGGGAACGGCTCGGAGACATAGTGCTTGAGCGACCATTCCACGTTGCCGGCCGAGGCCGCACCCTCGGCTTTCAGCTTGGCCACATACGAATCGAGCAGGTTCTGTAGCGTGCCCTCCGCTTCACTCTGCGGCGACGCACCCTTGCACTTGTCCCGGGCGACGGTGAGTGACATCGTTGGCCACACGCCGAGCTTGCGTTGCTTCTTCTTGCCGGCCACGAACCACTGGTAGTAGAACTCCTTCGTACCGTTGGCGCGAACCTTCAGCAGCAGCACCCCTTCCCCGCGCGCACCGCGCCCGTCGGACATCACATAGTCGCGGTCTTCTGGCTTGAGCGAACGGATCTGCTTTTCGGTTAGCATGCGTGACAGTTTCCGGTGACAGTTGTCCCGAACTAACACGAAATTCGGCGGGACAGATTGAGACTGAGCCGGAAGCCCCAGCCCATACAGGACGGGGATTGTAGCGCCTTTACGATACCTCGCGTTATACCCTGATATTTGGCCCGTTATAGATTCCCAAGCTCATGACGAGGGTTCGATTCCCTTCGCCCGCTCCAGACACCTAACGTTAAGGCCCTGTTTTTACAGGGCTTTTTCGTTTCTGGCTTTTGGTGGTGTCGAAGAAGTGTCGAAAAGGTCCAGCCGTACAGGCCGAGATCAGACCGAAGAAAGCGCCTGGATGACGTGCTTCGGATCGTTATGGATGGCGCGCAGCAGCGCTTTTGCGGGTCCGGTCGGTTCGCGTCGGCCTTGTTCCCAGTTACGCAGCGTACCCAGTTGAACGTCGATCATCGCCGCGAACTTGGCCTGGGTCAGACCGGTTGCTTTGCGGATCTCTTTCACCTGCAGCGAGTCGACGACGAATTCCCGCGAGGGTTGACGTTCGCCACGGTGAATCTCGTCCATCTGCTGGACGCTTTCCAGAAGGTCTTCGAAGAATTTGCTCATGGTGATTACCTCCACCGCTCGATGATTTGCTTGAGCACCTTGCGCTCATCTGCCGTCAGGTCGTCCTTCTCGTTCTTCGGATAGATCAGCAGTAATGCGATCTGCGAAGCCGCCGTGAAGTGGTAGTAGATGACCCTGGACCCGCCTCGCTTGCCGTGACCGCCAGACGCAACGCGAACCTTGCGAATGCCGCCAGTACCTTCAATCACATCGCCCATGTCCGGCCGGTCAGCCAGTTGCCGCTGAAACTCCGCGTAGCTGTCATCGCTAAGCAGATCCCGCAGGCGCTTGGTGAAGATCGGTGTCTCGATAAAGATCATAAACGAATAGTACGCCAGTGGCGCACCCCCTTCAATTGATTCGATTACTGGCTGGCGAGCGGTAACGTGATGCCGGCCAACGGTCCTAACCTGATCGCATCGTTCAAATGCTCAGGCGCGAGGTGGGCATACCTCATCGTCATGTTCAGCGACGCATGGCCCAGGATCTCTTTCAGCGTCACGATATGCCCACCGCCCATGATGAAGTGAGCTGCGAACGTGTGGCGCAGGATGTGGCTTGCCTGTCCGCGTGGTGGCTTGATCGAGGTCGAGAGCAGGACCAGCCGAAACACGCCAATGCAGTTGGTGAACGGCCCGTAGGTTTGCCAGTGCTTCTTGATCGCCGCCACCAGCTCGGGCGTCACTGGGACCATCCGCACGCGCTTCGACTTGGTATTGGCAAACACCAGGGCGTTGCCTCGAATCCGCTCCGGTCGAAGCGCTTGAGCCTCACCCCACCTCGCCCCGGTCGCCAGACAGATCCGCGCCACCATCGCCGGATGTGGAGACGTGGTCCGCGCCTGGAGTGCATCGAGCAGTTCGGATATCTGCGGTTTGGTCAGGTAGGCCAAGGGGCGCTCCTGCAACCGAACCGGACGAATACGGGTGAAAGGACAGGGATAGTCGATTACGTCGAGTTTATGCAGCTCGTTGTAAACGGCTTTCAGGTAGCCGAGGCGATTGTTCGCCGTCTTGCCGGTGACGCCAGCTGACATCCAACGCGCGCGTGTGGCGGCGACCTTCGCGCCATCGACCATACGAGCTATCGGATCGCCCATCGCCTTTGCACACGCCCGCAGGATCGCCACACGCCGAACGCCATCGGAGAGCGAGACGCCGTGAAGGTCGAACCACAGCTCGACCAGCTCTGACAGCCTGCGTTTATCCTTTGGCCGCGGTGCCCAATCGTTCGATTCGCTGCACTTGGCTCGACAGGTCGCCTCGAAGCGCATTGCCTCGGCCTTGGTCTTCAGCGTCTTGCGAAACCGCTTGCCCTTGACCGGCTCAACATCAACCCGCCAGCGACCGTCAGAGAGCTGCTGGATCGCCATCAGACCGCTCTGCCCCATCGAACGTGGCGTTCTTGAAGCAACGTTTTGATGTGCTTGTACAGATCACGCTCGCTCATGTCCTTGGCGGCATAGTGGTCACGAATGACCGGCCAGCATTCCCAATCCTTCAGTCGATCAAATGCGGTTTTAGCGCCCACTCGCTCCCGTGCCAGCAGGCTTACGAAGTTTCCCAGGAATAGCTCCACGTTCTTGCCCGAGAAGCCCCGTGAGGTCTTGTAGTAGCGCTTGTATTCCGTTTCATCGACCAGGGAATCGACCGCCACGTCGACCCGCACGTCATCACGCATCAGCGTCCAGATCGGTTCGTATTGCCCTGGGCGGTGCAGCAACTTGAACTGGCACAGCCCGTAGCGCCACAGGCCGTCCAAATGGGCGGAGAACGCCGCAAACGAATCCGTCTCAATGGCCTCGCCGGTCTTGGCACTGATCGACCCGCTGGCGAACTGCTGGATGACCGAATGGTGGTAGCGCAGCTCGACCCGCCACACGTCCGCCTCAGGATCGTAGTTATCAGGGTCGGTCGAATCGAACGAATCCCGGCGACGCCAGACGCTTTCCCAGAAGTCGAGCTTATCGGTCGCGCGGGCCTGTTCGGTTTTGTTGTAGATGCAGAGCTGCACGCCACCAGCAGAACCGAACATGGATGTTTCGCCACGACCGTAGACGCTGGACTTGGTCGCCCAGTTGATTTCCTTGATACCCGAGATATCCCGGTGCGTCCGCGCGCGACAGTGCAGGCGTGCCACCAGATCCACCGGTGGCTTCCAGCCCTGGAGATCCAACGCCAGATGAACAGCGCATTGGTTGCGTTCGCGGTGTGTCATCACGGCTGCGGCGTAGTAGTCCATCCGCTCTTGAAGACGCTCAGGCGACAGCGCGTCGATGGCGTGCGGTGACACTTCGATTTTCAGATGCGGGCCGATGTTCTCGAGCTTGGCGTTGAAGTTCTTGATGAGCAGGATGAAGCCGAGGTCGGCGTTCTGCAGCTTGTACTGGTACCCCGAGTCCCGCCCTACCCGTCCGGCGTGCCAGAACTCCCCGGCAAACTCGACCATGACGCCCGGTTTCTCGAACAGCGCCATGATTTCCGGGCGGATCAGTCCTCGGTACAGCTGGCGGACCGTATCGACGCCGCAACGCAGCAAGCGAACGCCCGACAGGTCAGTCAGCTTGGCCGAATGGCTATCGAAGAACAGTCGCCCGGTTGGGGTTTCCTGAAAGTTCTGATCAACACGAATTTGGTCTTTAACGCTCATTCTCTTCTGCTCCAAATTGCAACGAATTGACACTGTTCAGTTGGGTTTATCTGACGTGTTACAGGGACGTCAGCGCGCGCGTTTGCACGCCGGCTCGTGCCTCGCCGCGCGTGCAAAGAGCGCGGAGCGCACGCGCGCTGACGGTCATCACCACAGAAATTTCCCCTTCTCATAGGGCACCACGACCACGGACGAGCCTTTCGGGGCTGACTGCAGGCCGCTGGCGACCGCCTGTTCGAGTGCCGGAGGCGGACTGCCGGCGTGCATCGGCGCTTGTGGCGGTTCGGGGTCGGGCTTGGTGTCGTCGAAGTAGCCGTTCTGCACGACCGACATGCAGAAGCCGAACGACACATCCAGGCGCGTGCCTTGCTGGGTGTTGCATCGACAGCCCGTCAGCCCTTCATCGCTGTCGCCGACTTGCATGCGCTTGTAGTTGCGGGCGATCAGCTCGCGGTCGGTGGTGGCGATGCACACAGGCTTGGGGAAGGTCTGCGGCTCGGTCAGTGCGTCATACACCGGCGCCGATGCCGGCAGGTCCTGCACCCTGGGGACACGCTTGCCCAGGTACTGCTCGACGGTGAGCGGCGCGGCCTGTTCGGCATCGGCACTGGGTCGGATGAACGCTCCGACCGTATCCCGCACCTGATCGACCATGCTCCCGGCCGGCGCGCTGGTAGCCGTCGCGGCCTGCGCTTTCTCGGCGGCGTAGCGCTCATAGGCGCGATAAACGAGGATGCCGGCACCGAGGATCACGCACAGCGCCAAGATGAACTTGGTCGGCACCTTGGCCTGGAAGTGGTGCTTGGCGTTGGTGCTGGTGTAGGCGCCGAAGTAGCGCTTATCCAGGCGCAGCGACTTCTTGTCGGCATCCTTGAAGCTGGTTTTCAGCTCGACCTTTTCCACCACCACTTCCGACTCGAAGCGCAGCAGCTGGGCGGACTTGAAGACGCGCCAGTAGTGAATGTGCGTGTTGCACAGCCGACGCAGGTGCACATCCAGATAGCGCGGGTCCTGGGTGACGAGGTGAACTTCGTGGCCCTGATGGCGCATCGTCTCGAAGCGGGTGATGTGCTCCGGTGGCCGCGCCCGTGGATCGCGTGCGCCGAACCAGCCCTGCGCTTCGTCCACCACGATGATCGAGTCGTTCGGCAGCTCAAACCACTTCTCAGGATCTTCAAACTCGAACCACTGCGCTTGCAGCTGATCGGGCTTCAGGCCGTTGATGTTGTGGAAGTAGACGACACGGCCTTCGGCATGGGCCTTCTGATCGACTTCGCGAATGGTGTTGAGGGTCTTGCCATGACCGGGCTTGCCGGTGCGGATAACGAGCATGACGGCGCCTCCTTAGGCTTCGATGGAGGTGCCGCCCGGCTTGTGCCAGACCTGATTGCGACGGCGGTCGGTGGCCTTGTCGATCCCGGCGAGCATGAAGCGCGTTGAGATGGCGGCGAAATACAGGTTCACCACCACATCGAACTTGGCCAGGCCGAGAATCCCCTGGATGACCGGACCCACATCGCCCATTAGGCCGAACAGGTAGTCCTGGGCTTGGCCGATGATCATGTTGAAGCCGATATAGGAGACGAAGCCGAACCCGATCATTTTCAGCACCATCTTCACCAGCGGGCCGAGGATGATGACGAGCATCTGCACGATGAATAGAAACTGCATTACTGACCTCCTACGGAGCGGCCCACGTACAGTGCAGCCAGGACGGTAGCCACGGCCACGAACAGGCCGCTCAGGTCACTGGCGGCGCGGCATAGCGGCTCGTAACTGAGCTGGAAGGAGCGCCCACCTGCGGTGCGCAGGCTGAAGGTTTCGGCGCTGGGGCAAGCGGCAGGCAGGAAGCGGGTGCCCTGGTTGATGAAGGACGGCAGCTGAATCTCGGCGCCTTCCTCGAGCTTGAACTTGTCGCCCTGCACAGCGGATTCGATAGCCGGTTTGTGCTTTTCGAAGTCGGCCTGTTCTTCGACGTGGCAGCGCAGTTCCTTTTGCTGGCGGAGGATGGCGCACTGGACGGCATCGCCCGTGCACTTCACCTCAGCGTCACAGGCTTCACCTTCTACGCTGGGCTTACCGCACTTGTTTGGGTCCTTGGCGGGATCGCATTCGGCCTCGCCTTCACCTTCACCATTACCTTCGCCGTCACCTTCGCCGTCACCTTCGCCATCGCCATCGCCATCGCCTTCACCTTCACCATCTCCCTCGCCGTTACCTTCACCGTCACCTTCGCCGTCTCCGTCTTCTTCTCCATCGCCGGGCTCGTTGGGATCAGGGTTCTCGGTGTCGTCGCAGCCGCCTACCTCAACTTCGGGATCACATGGCGGGGGCGGTTCCTTGCTGCAGAAGGTGCCGTTCCAGACGTAGCCGGACGGGCATTGGTTATCGGGGTCAGGCGTCGGGGTTTCGTTGGGATCGGTCTGCTGGCCGGGGTTGCCCGGTTGCTTGCGGGTGTCTTCGTTGCACTCGATGCCGTTGCCGGTGTAGCTGTACACACCGAACACGCCGGGTGGATTGCCGCTGCTGTAGACGTAAACGTTGCTGGCCGGGGTGAAGCCGAAGGCGTACTGGCAGCTATTGGCGCAAACCGATCCAGGCGGATCGATCACCGGCTGACCAACCGCTTCCTTCATCTTGTGTTCGTGGGTGACGACCTGGCCGATGGTGGCTTCGCATGCGCTCGGTGGCGCGAGGCAGGCGCCGGTAGCGAGGTCAAATTCAGTGCCAGCCGGGCAACCATCGCCATACCTGTTAACGGACAATATGAAACCAGCATTAGAACCGTCTGACCGCTTACCAGCGCAGCTAGCGTTAGACGGTTTTGAGGGGTTTATATATACGTATGAGTAAGTAATTCCGTTTGCCGGGTAATCGCTCGCTGCAAATGCAGCAATACATGCGGCTTCGGCTGAAGGGTAAGTAACAGAGCTTGTTCCATGCTTCCACTCATAAGGTGCAGAGAGCGCCGCAAATGAAAGGAGCGTTAGCGGAACTAGCGCCAAGCGAACAATCCATTTCATCGTTACACCCGCCCAAAAAACACGAGATAAAACGCCAGGGTGGTGAGGATCAGGACGTACAGTTCGTAGCTCATGGCGTTTCCCTAGAAGAGAAAACCCCGCCGGAGCGGGGTTTGTTTGCTTCGGCACATGCAGTGCGCGGTTCCCGGTTACAGGGCGCGGCGCATGTACTTGAACGCCATCGCGGCGATGATCACGGCGAAGACGGCCCAGCCGATGGTCCCAACGTCGGTGCCCGCGGTGTCGAGGGCTTCGGTGGCTTCGGCCGGGACGGCGGCGTAGGCCTGTTGAACAGCCAGCAGGCCGGTTGCAGCAGCGGCGCCCAGGGAGCGGCGCAGAGTCTTGGTGTGTTGCATGGTTGATACCTCACTGTTTCAGGGCTTTTTTCAGGACCAGGAAGCCGAACACGGTGGCGAACAGAACAATCGCTTCGCCTTGCAGCTCGGAGACTTGGTCCCAGGTCAGTGCAGAGCCGTAGAGGCTTTGCATTTCCTCGACCGTGAGGGCGACCAGCGAGCCGGAGCAGATGGGCGAGCCATCGGCGCCTTGCAGCCAGTCACCGTCACAGGCGAGGAAATTCATTCGCCGGCCTGCTCGAGGTCGGCGGTTTGTTCGGAGGGTTCGCAGTCAGGGCAGACGGCGAAGTGGGGCGGCAGGCTGAGGTCGGGCAGCAGGTCGCTTTGCGGCGCGGGCAGCGCCATGAGCTTGCCCATGTCGTTGCCGCAGCAGTCGCAGTACACCCGGTCATCGATCAGCATGGCCGCCCCTCCCGGTTAGTTGGCCTTGGCCGGGTCGCCGGCTTTGGCCTGGGGTTGAGCTGGGGTGCGCGGGGTTTCGGCGGCGGCGCGGGTCTGGACGGCTTCGAGCTGGAGCGCCAGATTCTTGCCCTTGTTCTGGCCGCCACGGGCAATCTCGAAATGAATGCGCACCAGTTGCAGCGGCTCGAACTGCGCGCCGGCTGCGAATATCTCGTCGGCTACTTCGTCCGCTGCTGCCATGCCGATGATCGACAGGCCGTGTTCGGTCTTGCCGTCCGGCTCATCGCCGTAGAAGACCTTGATGTACTTCTGGCCCGCTTCACCGTCGAAGCGTTGAGTGCCGAGAAATGCAACTTCCATAGTCGAACGTGCCATTTGTGCTTCCTCTCTCTAGTTGCGCTTTATTGCGCTGCTTTGCTTTCTGCAGGCCGAGCGATCCCGAGCGAGTGAAAAAGTAATTTCACTGCGACCGGCTTGTTACTTGGCTTGCGGGTTAATTCGTAGCTCTATTTATACGCGCTTAAAACAGGCTTTTTTCATACTCAAGGAATTATCATGTTGCGTGGTTTATTGGCATGAATAGCGACGGATCGACACTTACCCACCACGCTCAAAACAAAATTAATTAATAAACCTCGCTCTCTAAACACCAAGGGCTCCGCCCTTGTCATCCCGCTCTTGCCGCCGAGGGCTCGGGAGCGCGGGAGGGAAAAGCGCTCCCGCACTCACGAGCGGAGGCTGTTTCGGTTCGTGCAGGGTCAAGGGTGCGCTCCGCCCGTGCTTCCGTTCGCCGGATCGGTGAAGCGTGATCCGACGAGCCGGGAGCGCGGCCCTGGACCTGTTCGGCTTCGTCGGGGGCGGCTTGGTCTTGGGCCGTGCAGTGCTCGACTAGCTGAATCGCTGCCGCGTGCCACTGATCGTCGACTGACTGCAGTACCTTGATGATCTGCAGGGTTGCCAGCGCGGAGCCGATAGCGAACCCGATGAAAGCCGGGGGCGCCCAATGCCAGAGCAGAGCGAGCAGATAACGACCGATACTCATAGAGACAGTCATGCGGCACCTCTGCCAAACATCTCGCGCTGAACCGGCGGCGGTGCTGCAGAACGGAAACCGCTGTGCCATAACTCCGGACCGTGGAGCGTAACGGGCACATAAACGCGAAACTCACGGCGCCCATGACGCAGCTGAAGCACCACACCAGTTTCAGTGCGGCGCCGGTGTACGACTTCCCAAGTGCGCCCCTTTCGTTCAAGCCGGGCGCCGACCTCCACTTGCTGCATGCGCTCCAGATAACGCTGACGGGTCTGAGCCCCTGGGCAGGTCACGCGCCACCTCCTAGAACGGAAACAACTCGCTCGGCGCCGATGTTGAGTCTTGGTAGGCAACGCTCCACCACTTCGCGGGGCGGGCGGGTGGCGTGTGCTTCTCGCAGATAAAGGCCGGTTCCACTTTCCACTCCGAGAGCAGAGGCTTCCAGGTTCCACCGACGCAGCCCATCTGCAGCGTGCGAATCGGCCGCGCATATGCGGGGCGGCATTGGGCGCATTGTGTGGACCGGGAGGGACCGGGTTTCGCCATTTCGCGTCTGGACCAGCAGACAGAGCAGTCGCAGTCCTGGGCGTGCGGAAGGCGTTGATAGCTGGCTGGCTTCTGCATGGGTCATCGCCTCCCCTGGCTTTCCGTAGACGGCGCGGATCATGCGGTCCACTCCTGTTCCAGCAGCCAGTGACGAAGCATTGCGCTGTTGACCATGCGCCGCTTGCCGAGCTTTACGGTCGGTATCACACCCCGCAACGCCCACGCACGGGCCGTACCGGGGCTAACGCCGTTGCGGTCAGCCCAGCACTCGACGGTTTCCACGTCCTGCTGTGGGCCAATCAGCTTTGAAGGTTCTAGCTCTTCCAGTTCCATGGATCACTCCGCAACAGAAATGGACCACGGTGGTCCCTTCAGGCAGATAGAACCACGGTGGTCCCATTGCTGTCAAGACCACGGTGGTCCATGATCCGCTGATGAGCAGAGAAGACCCACAATTCAAGTTGCGTATGCCCCCCGAGCTTCGGACACAAGCCGATCAAGCAGCTAAAGCCGCCGGTAGATCTTTGAATGCTGAGCTGGTTGCTCGGATAGAGTCCAGTTTCATATCAGATTCAGAAATGAAACTGTTGCCCGCGAAGCGGGCACGTGAGCTGGCTCTGATGGCACGAGCAGAGATCCCAAATGAGATACGCAGAAGAGCAATTTCTGCGATCGGCAAAGCGATAAAGCTTGGTCACAGCGAAGCCATTACTAGTCTAGAGGACTTGAATTTGGAGGCTGGAATTCCAGACAGCGAGCTTGATGACCTCGCCGCAAAAGTCATAGATGAACTTCAAGAAAATGGATATAAGGTCAAGTGGGATGACATTACAACACTATGGATCGAATTTTAAGGCGCTTAAGTTTCAGATCACAGGAAGGTCATAAGCTCGAGAAAACGACAATATCCACATGGCTGGCGTCACCTCCATGTGAACACCGCAAAAAAGCTAGACGACTATCATAACGAATGCGCTGACAGCACTAAGTTAGCACTTAAAAACTGATTAAATAATGTCACGCGACCGCAGCGGCTTTGGATTGTCGAGTGTGCCTAGGCTCGCATAGATAAGGCATGATATTAGCTAACAAAGCCTCTGCGATAACAGGTGATACGCTATTACCAATCATACGAAAGCTATGCCAAACGGTATTATGAAATATAAAACCATCAGGAAAGCCCTGTAATCTTGCAGCCTCTCTAGGGGTAATAACTCGATTTTCTTCAGGGTGTAACGGCCGTACTGCTTGATAAGATCCGCGATCACTACCGGTTCCCGCCCTTAGCGTTGGGCATAGGCCATCCCAAGCCAAACGCTTATGCTTTCCGACTGGATCAACAGCTCCTTGAGGAATAGTCGCGTAGCGGAGAATCGTTTCTGGTTTGTGTACGGTACGCTGATGACCGCAAAACACACCCCTATCTGATCGCAGTCTACGAGCATAGTGCGAGGTACAAATCTCATCACCGTACCTCCATAGATCATCGCTCAGTTGAACCGATGCCGCTAAATCATAAATTGCATCCCGCACGCACGTTCTTGCACGCTGAGATTCAATTAATTTCTCTAGCGTAGGAACAGCCATCTTCTTTCTATCAAAACCGAATACGAATACACGCTTTCGCTTTGTAGGCGCTCCAAAATCTGACGCATCAAGTATGACTGGCCCAATTACATGCCATGTTTTTCCTAAAGAGCTTAGCTCCGCATCCAACAATGGTCGATGATTAGGAAACATAAGCCCAGGCACGTTCTCCATCATAAAAAATCTTGGCCGTACCGCCTTTACTATTCTAAAAAAATGGCCCAAAAGATTTCTACGGGGATCATCTAGCACGCCACGTCCGATGCCACTAAATGGTTGGCACGGAGGCCCGCCGATTACACCATCAACACCCGACGGCAGCAGGGATTTCAAGCGACTAGCACTCAGTTCCTGTACATCTTCGCGCAAAAATGGGACATTAGGAAAGTTTATGCTAAAAGAACTAGATAAGATTGGATCTATATCTACAGCAAGCTCGGTAGAAAAACCAGCATACTTCGAGCCTAAAGCTAATCCGCCGCAACCACTGAACAGGTCAAGCAAGGTAGGCATTTTAATCTACACGTAATCCAAAGAAAAATATCTTACTAAAAATAGCTGAAATTGTCGATCGGAATTTCGCTATAGCATGATCCGAGAGTACCAGGGGAAAAGCCGATAGAAATTGATGAAGTTACCCATTTCGTTCAGCGCAGCGTCTGGATCAGGCCCGACATAATAATTTAATTTATTTTGTATATCGGTCGCTGTTGCGCCGGGAAGCATCGATTCAATGTAAACTCGCTCTTTCGCGGACAACGCTGGAACGCTGATCGATTTAGGCGCATCCACACAGTCATTATAAAATGGCCAGTGCCTCAGCCTACTACTTTCAAAAAACGCTTCCTGCTCATCTTCATGCAACAATATCCCTGAGAATGTCAGCATTTGTTGCCCATCACTATAAACAAACGCAGAAAGAGGCTGCACAAACAAAGAGGGATCACCTGCCAAGCCTTTTTTTGCTGAATTCACCAAAGCCTTCAATAGTAGCATTGGATAATTTTTAGTTTTTATATCTTCAGTAGTTATAGTCGGCGGCGCGTATTCGCCAAGACGCTCAGCCGCCCTTGCTGCTCGATAGCTCAACAAATCTGCCTGGACCGGTGTAGCTCCAAGAGTTTGCGGATTAGCATTAACGGTTACTTTAAAAACATCGCCATGCCCCAATCGCTCAACTAGTCGCTGAAGTTCCGACAACTGCACCCCGATCTCAGGAGTAGCATAATCGAACCAGACGATAACATTCGCATCCCCATCAAACTCATAATCATTTAGAAAATCAGAGCTTGATTCATTCCTAAGCTGAACACACGATACTGGACGATTAAAATCCTGCCGCAAATATACATTCTTATCCATCTCTAACGAAATCATATCAGAGATGCGCAACGCTGAATGCAAGTGCTTAAAATCCTCTAGAAAAGGACCACCAAAGCCAATGTACTTGAAATCAGAGATATTAAAATGGCGCCCAACACGAGACAGCAAATCAACGAACAAATTGCGCTCAATAGCTTTGTTTTGCCGTAGATGATATGGAATGCTTCCACCTGCACTCAT